TCATAAGGCCACAGTTGTCCACCCCTTCCCTCGATCATCATGGTACCTATCCGTTTGTTGTTGAGTTTTATGTCCAAGTAAATCTTTCGTGTTTATACCCTGGGCTTTATATAACCGCTCGGAAAGCGATCTTTGTTCATGGAAAGTTGCCGGTGTACCTTGTCCCCAGTCAATATCTGCACTGTCTCTTGCCTTGCTGAAATTCATGGTCAGTGTTCTGGGTTTCACCTGTGCTCCTCGCTCAGCCTGTGAGGTGGTTCTAAAGAAATGAACCAAATAAGGGCTTACTGCATAATCCCGGCAACGACTGATTACATCTCGGAGGCTCCAGTTGATTGCGTTGCAACGCAGAGCTAATGGTATAGCGATTTTGCTTCCGGTTTTCTCTTGCTCAACGTGTAGATGATCGTCCCAGATGTCTGAGAATTTCATACGGGATATATCACCTAGTCGCTGTCCTGTTACTATGGCTAAAAGCATGGCGTTCCCCATGTATTTGTGATTTTCATCGGCTATATCAAAAATCTTTTGCCATTCCTCAAGAGTGAGGCGCTGGCGAGTGATCTTTCTACGAGGTTGTTTAGTTGCTAGTGCAGGGTTATAACCAGGAGGTACTTCTCCCGCATGCTGAGCTTCTTTAAAAACATCTATTAGGACAGAGCGAATGACCTGAGCCATTCTGGGTTGTCCCTCCGCTAAATATTCATCAAGAATTTGCGCAACATCTCGAACATTGACAGCGGATATTAATTTCATTCCTACCCGCTCCTTAAGCAGAGATACTGGTTTTGCTTTTTGTTTGATAGTGTTTTCTTTAATATCTCCGGACTTTAATCTTTCCTGCTGAATCTTCCAGTAACGTTCAAGCCAAGTGTTAGTTGATATTGATTTTCCTGAGCTGGCGGAAATTCTGTCAGTGATTGCCATTATCTGGCGGGTTTGTTGTTCCGCCAGTCTTTTATTTGCTTCAATAGCTATTGCCGTGGCCTCTGCTTCATCTGTTCCTAGACTATGAAACTTACCAGTTATCGGGTGCTTATAACGCCAGTATACTTTATTAACCTTTCTACTGAAGAGCGGGTATAAATTTGGAATAGATATATTATTTTTACGTGGTCTGGCAGCCATCGTTCAAAATCCTCTGCAAAAGAACAGGGTCGCTTTTCTTTACTACAGGAGTGGTCAATGTACCGACCAACTCAGCATCCTCCCTGACGCGCCAGAATCGACCTTCTTTTTTGGCTGGGGGAGAAAACATATTCTGTTTAGCATAATTCCTGAGAGTGGAAACACTTGGAGGATTGCTTCTGTATTTCTCGTTTGCCCACTCTTCAAGGGTTAACATCTGGAGCATATGTTTTACCTCATTATGGCCCATTGCTGGGCCAGTATCTGAAAATAAAAAATCAGTCTTGCATCAATTTTTGCAGCACCTGATTGCCGGTAATTATTCGCTGCCAGATCGCTGATACATAGCGGGCCTGATGAATAGCATCAGCGAGGGCATTGTGACGAGACCCTTCAAACGGGATCGTTGTTTTGGGGTCGAAGCTAATGACCTGGCCGAGCTCTAACATTGTTCGTACGTCCCGATCGTTCCAGTATTCCCACGGATAATCTTCAGCAATGCAATCGTAAGAAGAACGCAGAATAGAGTTATCGAATTTTGCGCTCGGCGCGAGAATCGGATTTAGCAGAGAACCAGCAGAAGAGACTTTTCGCTTCGTTTGCTTTTGCCTTAGCTTTAATGAGATACGGGTAGTTGTTCATTGCGTTTGGGCTCCTTTGGATTGTAAGATACCCGGCAGCTGATGGCAGCCGCCCTGGTGGTGGTCATTGGTCAAAACTCGATTCCGGAAAGCTTTGGTCGGCTGACCGGGTACTTAACCCGCCTTGTGCGGGTTTTGTGCTTTATGGGGCTGGCGAATCGCCCCGCAGCAGCTGCGATAGGCGAACGTCGTCAAGCGCTCGCAGGATAGGCTCAAAAGTTTTATGGGCTGGCAGTTTAGATACCGCAGTGATCACTTCTGTAACGGTGATGTCATCGCCGCGGGGGCTATAACCACCACCTGGGCCACGCTGTGAAATAACCAGGTTACCCGCCCGCAGCTTTTTGAAGATCTGCTCAAGGTATGAAGTAGACAGCTTTGACTCTTTACTGATGGCCGTCAGTGAAACAGGCGAGCCGTCATAGAGCTTATTCAAAGTGGCGGCGGCCTGGACAGATGCCAGAACGCGTTTCATTCCAAATTCCATAATCACTTCTCCGGCCGTAATGGCCATTGGTCAAAACTCGATTCAAAAACTCACTGCAGGCTGTTGGTCGTCAGCCATTTTTTGTGCATTTCGGTAGGGGAGGCACTGGCCCTGTACTTTTTGTTCATCGACGTTGCTGTTGCAACTGGCCTCTGATGGATAAACACCGATCAGAACATCAGAGCATTCACCAGTGAGAGCACATACGCTGATGACAAGGGCAAACAGGGTATTCATGCCTCAGCCTCAGGGTTTCCTTTCTGCGCCAGCAAGTAACACAGCTGGCGTAGTCTCACCTCGAACCAGTTCAGGCGGGTCGCCTGGTTGCCGGTAGGTACTCGGGCAAAATCCTTCATAGTTATCTCCAGTTAACTCAGTATTAGCATGTGGTTTTGCAATGCGGCGCCGGGTGCCTCCCGGTGACGGCAGCCAGTTAACAACTACCGCCGACAACTTTTTCCCCACAACATGTGAATAACCGCCATGTTTATTTTTTAACTGTGCCGCGTGCGCATAGCCGCATTCACCGCATTGCAAAACCTACTAGTCTTGATGCCTGTCTTTTCACCACTTCAGGCTCGGTGGTATTCTTGGCGCTCTCAAACAGCCAAATAAAAGAGAGCAAAATGTCTCGTAGCCCTATACCTGTCTTCTGGTACGAAAATCCCGCTCACTATGAAGAATTCCAAAAAATCCTTTCAGATGCTTACGTCCTTCCCTTTGACTACCACGACTGGCGTATCCGCACCGATAGCATGGTGGAGCGCTACGAAAACAGCGGTATCCAGGCTGTGAAGGTGGTAGCCAGCACTTACGATTTCATCACCTGGTGCCAGGCCCATGGACGTGATATCAGTACCAAAAGCTGCAATGATTACGCGGTCTCCGAATCGGGCCTCCAAATCCTGCGCGACAGAGAGTTTGATTGGGGAGACGAGTAAAAAGTAAATTTTCCCTATCTTGGATATATCTATTCTCATAGTGATGTCCTATCTCATGCCTGTAACGCCGGCCGGCGGAACGTTTAAACCTGCTGCGAATTCTTCTTGTCGTCATCTCATCCGGTGTTTCGTATGCCGCCGGCAGCTACTTCGTGGGCTTCCTGCCTCGATGACCCATACTGCTTTGTGTGTTTTGAAGTTTCACATGTCGTGAAATTGTTGTCAATACAAAATGTGAAATCAAAATTACTCATTTTGTGTAATTTATTGGTAAGGGTACAAAAAAACCGGCTCAAGGCCGGTTATGCAATGCTTATTTTTTGATTGAGTTAGGTGGGGTTGTATCTTCCGCGTAGGTATTTTTCTACATACTCATCAATTTCTTTAAGTCTAAGCTCAAAGGTATCGATCATGCGTTCCTGTTCAGCTTCAGGCAATTGATTGAATAGGGAAAGAACCCTTTTTTGTTTGTCTGTTAACCAGTTCGATGGATCACTTTGTTCGCCAAATAAAATCATAACGGGCGTGGTGCCTAATGCTTTCGCTAAGGACAATGCATCATCTACACCAACGTTTCGATTGCCATATTCATAATTGGCGACACGCGACGCCCCAGACCAGCCACATAATTTCGCAAGCTGCCCTTGGCTCATTCCTTTCTCAGTTCTTAGCGCCTTGATGCGCTCACCGATTTCTTCAGCAAGTGTCTTCATACCCTCACTTTATCACGAAGAGTGAATATTGGTGATTCACGTTTTGTATTGACAGGCATTTCACGATATGTGAACATTGTTTTACACAACAGGAGAACTGTATGAACTACATTTCGCATTTACGGAAAAAAGCCAACATTTCGCAGCAAGCCTTGGCTAAAGCGGCTGGTTGGAACCAACCTCGGTTAGCCAACTATGAAAAATCCTTACGCGTTCCAAGCCTAGCTGATTCTCGTCATATCGTGGCCGCACTTAATACGTTAGGGGTTAGTTGTTCGCTTGATGATGTATTTCCTCCAGAACCCTCAAATCCTAGGGAGAAATAAAAATGCAAACCATCTCTTTTGAAAATTATACCCAAGACATGGCGGTGCAACTGAAAACCAAAAATCACTATTCGCTGATGCGCCGCGATCGCCAGAAGTGTAGGGCTATTTTTGCCGCTGTTCAGGAATGGGAATCTTCATTACCTGGTCGCGCGCAGGAGCTCGTCGCACTGCTGGTGGCCGAACAGTGGGAGAAACAAAACGGGCGCGGTATCAGCGTCAATAAACAAAATCTGTATCGCTATCTGAAAAACGAGGGCGGTTCAGAGAAGTACACCAGTTATGTCATCCAGCTTTCGGCGGCGATCGCTGATGCAATGCCGATAGAGATCGCACGCAAACATGGCCTAAAACATGGCTTAACTGAAACCGAGCTGGTGGCCAATGCAATCAAAGAATGCAGCGAAGCGCACCAGGCCAAGTTACTTGGCGCACCTCTGCAGAAACTAGAGCGTGAAATACGGGAAGCTGCAATTGCACTTTTTAACATGCTTCCTGCAGATGCGGCGGGACCACTACTGGCGAGCATCAGCGCCGTAGCGCCACAGTTTTTTTAATCGAGTTTTGACAATGACTACCAGCAACCGCTGGCTAATAAGAGGTTTCAGATGGCCCGCATCAGAACAGTTAAACCTGAATTCTGGACAGATGAGAAGGTGGTGGAATGTTCAATTCCAGCGCGTCTCCTGTTTATCGGGTTGTTCAACTTCGCCAACGACATGGGATGCCTTGAGCGTTCGCCAAAACGGTTGAAGATGCAAATCTTCCCTGCGGACGCGCTCGATTGCGAACCACTAATACAGGAACTGATTACTCATGGATTACTCACTGAGTATTCAGTGAATGATGTCTGGTATTTGCAGATTAAAGGTTTCCTTAAGCATCAAAAAATAAACAGGCCTTCAGCTTCAAAAATACCTCTTCCGCCAGAACTCACTGAGGATAGGGCAGGAGAGGAAGAAAAGAGAGTGACTAATCAAGGAGGACTCAATGAGGACTCAGTGAATCCTCAAGGAGGGCTCACTGACGGAAAAGGAAGGGAAGGGAAGGGAAAAGGATCAAACCCCACTCTCTATGCGCAGGAGAGAAATTTTCCCCAGCAACCTAAGTATCTGCCTGGAGTGGATATTCCGATCGGAAAATTCACCATGCACGACCTTTGGCTGCCGTCACAAGACTGGCCGCGACTGGCTGCTACCTGGGGTATAGCGCTTCCCGAACCGGCATACCTGCCGACAGAGTTGGCAGAGTTCACCGCGTACTGGAAATCCGAGGGGAAAGTGTTCACTCAGATTCAGTGGGAGCAGAAATTTGCCCGCAGCGTGATAAGTGCCAGAGCCAAATCTAAACCACAACCAGCAACCGGAGGTAAAAGCCATGCAGGAATTCAACCAGTTAACACCGCATCCCGGGCAGTTCAGGAAATTCAGGCAGCCAGAGAACGCTGGGAAAAGCAAAACGGACTTGCTGGCGGCGGATACGGCATGGCGGCTATGGACGGTCATGGGGGAAATATTTTCGAACCGGTGGACCCAGAAGAACGGGGCGGCGCCCTCGGATATGTGGATTGCCCAGATTGGATCGATGAGTGAAGCCCAGATTACCCTGGTCTGCAGTCAGTGCATGGAGCGTTGCGCCGCGGGCAGCACATGGCCGCCGGATCTTGCTGAGTTCGTTGCGCTGGTGTCTTCCAGCGGTGCTAACCCGTTCAATCTGACATCTGAAGCAGTAATGGCGGAATACAAGCGCTGGAGGAATGAGTCTTACCGATACTCGGGCAGCGACAAATACCCATGGAAACAGGATGTTCTGTATCACATTTGCATTGAGATGCGCAGAACCGGAGTTGAGAGGAACCTGACTGAGGGGGAGCTGAAAAAACTGGCAGAAAACTTACTCACGAAATGGAGCAAACACCTGGATAACGGGTTTTCGATTCCCCCGATTCGTCGGCAGTTGGCAGCACCGAGGCATGCAGCAGGACCGACACCAGCGCAGATTCTGATGGAAGAGTACAAACGCCGCAAGGCGGCAGGTTTAACCAAGTAAACGAGTTTTGACCATGACCAAACAATCAAAAGCCAAAGTAACCAAAGCACAGATGGTGCTTGCCATCGTTAGCCGGACGCCAGAATGCGTCCTGCAGGATGTCTGCGATGCGCTCGACTTGCAAGCCAGTACAGCAGGTAACTTGCTGCGGCAACTCCATGCCGCGGGAAAACTCCATCGTACCCATAACGGTTGCCAGTATGTCTACCGGGTTGTTGCAGGCGTTGAGGTTCCCGATGTTGCCCTGCCGCAGACTGCAACACCATTATCTGAAGAGGATGTGAAAAAAATCCAGGACGCACTGGCCCTGGCGAAGATACTGGAAGACAAAAAGCTGTGGCGCCGGGCTGTGACTGTTTACACATCGACGCTTGGGATGGCTACAACAGCAAACGAACTCTGGTTGCTTGCCAAAATGCGTAACCGCTGCCTGCGCAATGCGGCGAGGTGCTGATTATGCTTAAAATGGAATCAACAGCAGCTGGTACGGGATGTCAAAGCTAAGTTTAATGATTCCGGGGTGAGGCAAAGCTGAGGTGTCCGCTGAGTGCCAAGAGCAGACATGCACAGAGCAAGGGCCGATACGCGCTTAAAGCTGACATTTTGTACAAAACCAAACTTAAAATGGTGCTATATTAACCCCATATAGCAGCTATATAATCTCAGATACAGAAGCTGAATATTTAAAAAAAATTTAATAAACGCTATTGAAGAGGGTACACATGGATCACGATACTTTAGTTAACCATATTCGCGGATTGAGTAAGAATTTCTTTGATGCAGCCTGTAAAATAGTCCTTAAAGATTATTTTGAAATTAACGCTATAAATGTTGATGGTGCTAATGACGGCGGCGCTGACTTTATAAGTATATCTAATGATGGAATTAGAAATAATAATATATACCAACTAACCACACAAAAAGACAAAATCCCTCAAAAACTCGGCCGTGATGTTTTAAAGGCAATTGAAAAGCTTTCAGCTAAAAGATTTTATTTTTTCACAACAAACAACATTAGTGAAGTTGAGTGCAGAAAGTATGAAAGAAAATACAATGATGAGCTAGACATTCAAGTTTCTTTTTTTAGCGCCCGGCACATTGCCGAATTTTTACTCGATGGAAATCTTCTAAATAAATTCCTCGACCAAACCAATTATCCCCTTCCCAGATCATTTCAAAGTAATCCAGACTACAAAGAAATGGCGCTTCATAGTTACACTGTGATGTCAAATGAAGCCAAAGGCATGCGGGATGGGGTATATGATGATACAATACTATTTATTTTATCTGACTCCACAAACCTACATGAATATGAATTAGTTGAGAAGGTTATCAGATTCCTTAATATAGAATCAGATAAAGATATGTATTTAAGGAAACGTATAGGAGCTTTATTCTCAAAATCCCTACTACAGCGTACTGACGAAGGATTAATAGTACTCTCTCAAGAATCAAGTCAAGATATCGAAGCTAGAAAAAGAATTTACGAAAAAGAGCTAAGTGATCTCGCTGCAGTTCAAATAGATATTATGCGTCAAGACTTTCAAGTTAACTGGTCTTTGGAAGAGTCAAAAGAAATAAGTATTTATATTGCTGATTCATATATTTCAAACCAGCTTGAGCTTTTGTCAGATGTTAAGGCAAAGATTAGCATTGAGTCATTCTTCAATCACAGAAATAGAGACAAAAACAGCATTAGAGACTATATAAAAAGCAAATCCGGCCTAACAAACAAAAAAGCTAATGAAGCTGCACTAGCTATACTTGAAAGCGCTTCGAATCATCCTCTAATAATAAAATTAGCCAGAGCATCTATATATGTGGCCTTAGAAGGTAAAAATGCAATAACCTCTGCAAAAGCTCTTGGAGCAAGTAGGTGGAGTGATTTTAAAATATTAGTCGAGCCTACGGTAGCTATCCATTGGATATGTTCTTGCCTATACAATGGAGATGTCGATGGATTTTACAATATAAGTAAAAAAGCCATAAGACGCGCATTGAAACTAGATTCGATACCTTTTATACCATTTTATTATATTAACGAATGCGCCTCTCATTTATTAAAGGCTCGAAAATATGCTTTCCTACAAGGTTATGAGAACCCCGAAGAACTACAATACTCAAAAAATGCTTTCATTGCCAATTATTATGCACTTAAAATACAGGGGGTTAAGGTTCCTGATAATATTTTTGATTATTTAAAGACCTTTAGTCCCGCCGTACTCATTGAGCGTAATAATTGGAAGGATTGGGTAAGAGTTGTTATGACTGACATCCAATCAATTTTGAATAAATCAGGAGTCCAATTTATAGACACGCCATTCTATCAGGATGGAGATTGCGTCCAATTTGAGCGTGAATATAACATCCATCTAGAATCACGCAACCAAACCAAATCGCCTTATCTCATGAGTCACGATTTATGGGCCTTACAATTCACCCATAACGAAATAACCGATTTGAATGCTCACTGGATAATCTTAACTTTTGACAATACTATGATAAAAGTTAGCAAAGAAGCGCATCACTCCGGATGGGTTGTATCTCCATATAAATTTCTGGATATAACAGCATCATCGCAATCATTATCAGACACACAATACTTTTCACTTGTGCACTCTTTAGCTGTGTCAAGTACAAAAACATTATCAATTGGAGCAAGAATAATTGATAGAGTAATTAGTTATGCCTCTGAAGAATTCCAGAACTGGGAGTTTAAGCGCGATTTTGAAAGATTTAAAAGCAATTTAATATCTGAATTAGATGATAATGATGTGAGCTTTGAAGATGAAGATAGCGAGTTAAACAAAAAGGTTGATGAGTTCTTAAGAACTAAAGGAATTGTTATACCTAATGAAGAGGATAGTGAATAACGCCAGCTTAAATAATGTTAATTAGCAATGCTATGCTTAATAAAAGAAACCTTCAAATGAAGGTTTCTTTTATTTAATTCTAACTAATAAAACAGCTACGTCTGCTTCTCGCTCGAAGCAGACCTTCATCCCATTCAGATTGTCCGCTCTGTGCCAAGAGCGGAATCTGGAACGCCAGAGGTAGCAACGTTTCTTATCAAAGGTGTTGATCACCACAAAAATGATTGTATCCCTGTGATAGCGGATTTCGTCCTTTGAGAAGAAAAGATCAATCTAAACATGAGCATGGGTTAGCGAAAAGTGGCATTAAACGCTTGAACATTTCACCTAACGAGTATACTGTTTATTTATACAGTACTTACGTGAGGAGCTAGTTATGAGAGTGGAAATCACAATTGATCGCCAAAAAAAATTGCCGGATGGCGCTGTGCCTGCTCTGGAGAAGGAGCTACTGCGGCGATTGGATCAAAACTTTAATAACTGCAGTCTTGTGATTCGTCGGACCAGCTCTGATGGGTTGACCGTGCTTGGTGGAATGGACGGAGATAAAAAACGTATTGAGGAAATCCTGCAGGACACCTGGGAAAGTGCTGATGACTGGTTCTGTTAAGTTGAGGTCCAGTGGCTTGCCTGGTTTATTTTGAGGATTTTGCTGTGAGTAAAAAACAAGAAATGCCGAACACCGGCTATGCAATTATCAGATGCGATGATGGGGTGATCGTTGCTCGTCTGACATCCTTTCCTTTGTGTGAGCGCGCTTTGATGTACCGGCGCGGCGACACTGTTTCGTTTATGCCTTTGCAGCCGGATGAGATCGTGGGGACTCTCTCTCTATTTTCACAGATGATTGAAAAGGCAAAGTCTAGAGTTGGTTACCAGGTTCCCCCCGGTTCTGTTACAATCCCGTCATAGGCCTGAACAACCTATACCTGCTGCGTCGCGGAGAGAAACCATGACGCAAACCCCCGAAGTATCAAAATCCCATCAGACTGGTGCTCCTTCATCGAGCGCCGGTTTGCTTTCGTCTTCAAAACTAACTTTTCGCCAGCAGGAAGTTTTCGATCTGCTGGTGGCCTACATCAATCAGCATGGCTACCCACCTACGCTATCTGAGCTGGCCGATATGCTCGGCGTTAGCTCGTCTAATGCTGTCCTGTTGCATCTGCGTGCGTTAGAGAGAAAAAATTTTATAAAACTCTCTCGCCGTGTCTCCAGAGGAATTTCCATCGTCGGGCGAAAGGAGCCTGTGCTCGCCGTGCAGCTGCTGCAGGAAATGATCGCTGAAGAACCCGGCGCGCGTGAAAGAGCGATTGAGTTTTTACGACTGTTCGGTGATCAGCCATGAAGAAAAGTTGGTTTTTACACGAGCAACTTTCAGAGGCTGAAGCTACAGAGCTGGTGGAGCGATACCGTAAAAATAACTTTGTGGTTGAGAAAAGCTTGTCCAGAGACTTTGCATCGTGGGAGATCCGCGTGCTGTTGCCGGAATCGAAGAAGCCGCCACGGATTGACAGGACCTACATACAGAAGATGTGGAGGGACTGATGCGAGCTTTGCTTAACGTGGATATTGCACGCCATCTTGGAATTGTGCTGCTTAAGCCGGGTAGTGAATTAATGCCGTTATTCGGTGCCGGCCGAGTTCTTGTGGAAATACCGCCGGCAAGCATGAAAAAGATACCCAGCGGGCGTCTTCCTAATGCCCGGCAGCCGTTGCGGGATGATATGGGGCTCAGACCATTTTTCATGAAGAAGGCAGTTATCACTGCGGCTGGTGGTGTTAGTGCTTTAGAGTCATGGTTGCGCCGGCAGGTAAAAAACTGTCAGTGGACACATTCCGATTACCATCACCATGAGCTCGTCCCGTTTCGCCATTCGACGGGTGTAATAATCGCATGCTGGCACTGTGATAATGAGCTGAAAAACCAAACAGAACAAACCCTCGATCAACTGGTAGGTGTTAATAACGCTGACTGGGTAATCGACACTGCCCGCATCGCGCTTGGTCTGGACGCTCAGCGCTCATTGTCACTGGCGGAGCTATGCTGGTGGGCGGTAGGCGCCGGGATTGGCGATGAAATTACAGAAGAAATGGCGCGCCGATCCCTGCGTATTAAAGACGATGGCATTAAATCGGTTTACAGGGAGAGTGAGATTGTTCCGTCGGTACCGGCCACCAGTATTCTTTCTCCCCGTCTTGAAAAAGCAATCAAGTCAACGGCAATGACAACGCCGGGCAAACCTCTGGTTCCTGTGAACGTCGATCCTGTTGCACCGGCGACACTATTCGCGAGACCTAAGCGGAGCCGATGGTTATCAGCTGACTTTATCTCATGGGTTAAAAAACAGCCGTGTATGTGCTGTGGGCAGCCTGCAGATGATGCACATCATCTTATTGGCTGGGGGCAGGGCGGCGTAGGCACCAAGGCCCACGATATTTTTACGATCCCATTATGCCGCAAGCACCACCGCGCTTTGCACCATGACCCTGTCTCTTTTGAGAGCGAATACGGCACCCAGCCGGTATTGATTATTAAATTGCTGGATCGGGCTTACTCGCTCGGCGTTCTATCCTGAGGAGCTTTAAAAATGAGAGATATGTACGAAATAATGGACCGTTGGGGAGCTTGGGCGGCATCCGATAATAGTGGTGTTGACTGGCAACCTATTGCTGCTGGGTTTAAAGGGTTGTTACCTCATGGAAAGAAAACACGCCAGCAATGTGATGATGATGAAGGAATCATGGTTGATGGTTGTGTAGCGCGATTGCGGATATATAAACCTGAAGAATATGAGCTAATTATTGCTCATTTTGTTATTGGCATCTCATTAAGAACCATCGCGAAGAAGCGGAAGTGTTCTGATGGGACCATCAGGAAGGATTTGCAGTCTGCAATGGGATTTGTTGAGGGTGTTATCAGTATGCTAAATTATTGAATTTAAATAAAAAATCTAGAAAGGAATATTGCAGAGGCAATAGAGCTCGGTAGCCAAGTTAAACACATAAACAAGCGAATTGTCTTTTGACATTTCGCTTGGTTTTTAATTAATTCTTTTATGGCTACCTGTATATCATCATTCAATTCTTTAGGATAACTCGTGCTGTTTTTTATAAAGGATTTAAACGCCAGATCTTTAGCATGAGTTACTATATTGAGTTGTTTTTCCTGATTCACTAATACCATATGTAACAAAAAAGAAGTTAGAACGACTCCAGCTAAAACGAGGCTCATCTCCGATATGGAATTGAGCTTAATAATTCCTACCGATGCTAGAAGAGAAACAGGAATAGATAAAATCTTACCTGTAAGTTCAGTGATTATTTTTGATATTTTTTCGGCAAACTCAGCCTCGGCAGTAGCTACATCCTTCCTGGCCTTATGGAATGAAAAACCACTCATATAAGTTGACAGATTGTTGTTGTATAATTTTAGAAACAAAGGCCAGTTACAAATTAACATCTCGAAATTTAAATTGTTTTCTATAGTGTGTTCAACAATAGTATTGCGAAAAATACCAATTTTTTCTAAGTGGTGGGGGGACGCAGAGTCTTCTGGGGATAGCAGTGTTTTTAATACATCATCATTTATGCCATCAGTTTGTAGCATCTTGTCTGTAATGCAAGTTTCTAAAACAACAGATGTCGATTTAGAGTCTGAGTTTTTTACAAAAACTAGACGGTAATTTGATGATTCTGACTTTGTATCATGATAATGAGCTATTTCAGATAGCAACGTAATAATGGAACATATTTTTTCTATTTTATTAATGCCCGACGGCTTATCATTATCTAACGAATAAAAATCGCTGTCTGTAATATAATAACTATTAGGTAAAACACCTTTCTTTAGTGTGTTTATAGAGAGGAAGTCTTCAAGGGAACTATAGAAACGTTCTGCACCGTTTCTAGGTGTAATAAAAGTGTAGGCAACTTTTTTTCCTATGTGGTTCTGGATGTCTTCGGTATAATCTTCATCAAATAATTCATCATCAATTTCGATGTCTTCGAAATAGCCATTGCTTTTGTTGGCATTTAATAATGATTTTATAATGCATGTTAAAGCATCATCCAAAACAACAGTTGCAGAGAACGAACGACCATCGAAACGTGGTTTCGATGATGCTCGATACAGCTCTACAACTGTTGAAAAGTTAGCCATTTGTGCTTGTAGACTCCCGTAACTTTGCATTTTCTCGGACTGCTTGGCTTAGTGCTACCTTCATTTCTGAAGGTAGATTAGTAAATGAAAGCCGCCCACTTTCTTCATCGTACCAAACATCATAGTCAGCTGTCTCGCCAAGAAGTGCCTTTTCAAAACTGAAACCAATATCATCACCTTTGTAAGTAAGGTTTTTCACCTCTTTAAGTGCACGCTTACTAACAACAAATTCAGTGGGAATTCTTATGTCTTCGCTGTTTAAATGAGCCATTAACTCCTTAACATAGCTCTCTCGTATTTCATCATTAAGGTAAGTCATATGTGATAATGCAATTGTTTCGATATCACTTAACCTTGCTGACACATCATTTGATGCTTGCTTATCGAGGTAAGAAACTATCTCATGTCTAAATTTAGTTGCGTGTTCTTTTAATTCAGGTTTGCTTGTAAAGAATTTCTTAACCTCGGAAGGGAGTTTTTTAGTCGCTTTGGTTGCTGCAAGGGATTTATCACAACCTATTGCCGCGATGAAGTATGCAGAGGCTGATTGACCAACTCCTTTACTAACAAAACTTAAGTAGCTGCTATCGATTTTTTCACTTTCACTTGCATGCTTAAATTTTTCAAATAAGTCGAAATTGATTCTGGCTGCTTGATGGATTTTTGATAAATCAAGATGGATCATTTCTTCTGGTTCTAATTTTGTGCTTATGGTGACACCATTTTTCTTTTTAATCATTGCGATCAAGAAAAATTGATTGTCATTTATAGTGTAATCACAAAACACAATAAAGCCACCAGAAGACCATATTTCCTCTTGAGCTTTTTTTACTAATTGTTTCATGATAGCAATTGACAGTGGTACGAATAAATCTGATGTGCAGTCAGTATTTTGAGTGTATTCATCAAACTTAGATGGGATCGGCCCTTGCTCTGTTATTTCTTCTTTGAATACGCCATAATGAGCTGAATTTCCCTTTGAACCATATAAGGAAGAAATTTCAGTAATTAACTTTATGACAACTGGGTTTTGGTTATCTAAGGGAGTTTCTCTCAAGTTATATGGGTTAGAGAAGTCGAAATCTTTTTTGGCTTCTTTAATAAGCTCATGAACTATTACATGTTTTATTTCTACGCTCATCTTTCACCACTGTTATTATTAGTCATTGGACACATCAACCTTACACCTCGTGTAGAATACAAAAAGGCTAACGCGTACGCAAAAACTATCGTAATCTGTTAAGAGTGGTCACTTCGACACACAGCTTAATCATCAAAACCTAGCCAGACGACAGAACCTCTGCATCTTAGGCCCAGCCTAAAACCTCTAGGGCTGACTTGTCAGCTAAGCCTGAGGCCAATGCCTTTCCAGGCGTTCTGTTAACCCGGAAGTGCGGTCAATGAAAACGCTCTGCAACCTCAATAGCTGTCTTGAGCTGTTGGAGTTGAAGTACAGGTAACATGAAGATTGGCCAGTGAGTAGCTTTGCTGCTTTCTGTGGTTAAGTTCGGTGGGGGTAACCAGCGCCAGATATATTTCTGACATTGACGCTTCGATTGTTTGCATCATAAATTATTGATGTGGTGAATCCCCCTATGCGGAGGGGCGACCAGTCAGTTACAGAAACCTGTAAATGCAGCGCGGGCCATGCCGGCTGGGGCATGCTCACCGGGAGGCACCCGGCACCACACTGTCACTAAGCATATTGAATATTTCATAGTGGGTTTACTTTTGCGGTTGCCCTTCTATGTTTATAGAACGTAACGGCAAAAGTGAATGCTTCCTGGTAAATCGGTAGCTCGGACTATTAGGAGTTCCTTCGTTTCGTTACTACCTAGAATGCCTACTTTCTGCCCGCCTTCAGGCGGGCTTTTTTACGCCATCAATAGGGCGCTTCAGAAAGAAAAGGTAAACATCATTTGAAGGCTGCGCATTTGCGTGGCCTTTTTCATTTCAGGCTCACGGGAATCATCATCGATACGGCTCGTTGTTAAATCAGCCCGATGGGCCTGACCCCCTACACGCACAAAGCACCCCGTTAATCCGGAGGTGGAGTATGTATCGAATGGACAAGCTAACAACAGGTATTGCCTACGGAACGTCCGCAGGTAACGCGGGGTTCTGGATGTTGCAATTGCTCGACAAAGTATCCCCATCCCAGTGGGCCGCTATTGGTGTTCTGGGAAGTCTGGTATTTGGCTTGCTGACATACCTGACGAATCTGTATTTCAAAATTAAAGAAGACCGGCGAAAAGCTGTGCGAGGTGAATAATGTCTCCGACACTACGTAAAAGCGTTCTTGCTGCAGTCGGCGGTGGAGCCTTTGCGATTGCCTCTGCACTCATTACTGGCCCGACGGGTAATGATGGGCTTGAGGGAGTGCGATACGACCCTTATCAGGATGTGGTAGGTGTCTGGACGGTTTGCTACGGCCACACAGGTAAAGACATCATGCTCGGCAAAACCTATACCGAGGCAGAGTGTCGGGCGCTACTAAATAAAGACCTGAATACCGTCGCCAGGCAGATCAACCCTTACATCAAAAAACCGATCCCAGAAACTATGCGTGGGGCTTTGTACTCGTTCGCCTATAACGTCGGAACTGGTAACTTCCAGACCTCCACACTGCTTCGCAAAATCAACCAGGGTGACCCTAAAGGAGCGTGCGATCAACTGCTCCGCTGGACCTATGCCAAAGGTAAGCAGTGGAAAGGACTTATTACCCGGAGGGAAGTTGAGCGTGAAGTTTGTTTATGGGAGCAAAGATGAGTCGCTTAACCGCCGTTATCATCGCTATAACAATCCTGCTGGCCTCTAACGTGATTTCGTGGCGCTCAGGCTGGAGTTCTCACGCTGATCACATCAATGCTCAAGCTTCAAAGAAGAGAGAGAAGGCCGAGAGTACCATTAAGCCTGTAGAGGAAAAGGCCGCTACTGCTAACGAAGCGGGTAAGGTCATCTACAAAACAATAACACGTGACGTGGTGAAATATGTTCAGTCTCCGAATCGTATTGTATGCAGGTTTGATGATGATGCTGTGCAGCTGCGTCAGCGCGCCATCGATGCTGCCAACTCCATCCCCGGATTTGATGAGCCCGCCGTGCAAAGCAAGTGACGCCGCGAAGGACAGCGACGAAGATCTGCAGGCTGATATTGAAAGCACTCAGTGCTTGCGGCAACTGAGATTGGATAAGTACCGCTGGCAGGCTTATTATAAAGCTATAGCCGGATAGGTTATTTTCTTGTTGAGTTCAGTCCCTGCCTTGCTTATATCCTACCCAAAAATGAGTGGGTGGATTGTGATTAAAAAATGTTATGCAAGAATGTCTGATCCAGCTTCAGGTGACAAACTGTCATTGGCAGTACTTGTATCAGATGGTGGACTTAAGATTTTTATCTATTATTTTAATAAAGGAGTTGGGCTCTCTCTCATGGTATAAAAGATAAGCATGGTAAGTATATTTTACGAGGTGAGCAGAATGCTTGGAATATCAATCTTGTCAGAGATAACACGATTGATTACACTCTTTTGGTGGTTAATGATTACACCGGTGGAAATGGTGATTCCGATAAATCCTCCCCTATGCTTTGCGCATTGCGCGAGGGGCAGATACTCATTATCGAATGCAAAAATAATTTTATAAGAAAACCATTAAGGCTTGATGAGCTCAGGTTTGAATATAACTAATCATCATACGCGCCTTATATGTTCGAAGGACATAACAACTCTTAGGTATCCTGTTTCTGGATATCCTGGAAATGTGCTGCTGGTGGGCTTAGTTCTTGGAGCCTTTTGTCCAGCAGTTTCAGGTTATAAAAAACCCCGTGGAGTAAATCCGACAAATTGACGGGGTGCTGCAGGGGCAGCCAATGTAGGAGTGTAGTCAGATTGCGGGATGTTTTTCTACTGGTTTTGAGAAAAAATGGAAGGCCAGATACTACAGGAAGTGGCTCATCCCTGAGCTCACAGGTAGAATGACGGACTTTGTCGTGGCAGGGCTTTGTTGAATAAATCGAACTTTTGCTGAGTTGAAGGATCAGATCACGCATCTTCCCGACAACGCAGACCGTTCCGTGGCAAAGCAAAAGTTCAAAATCACCAACTGGCCCACCTACAATAAAGCCCTCATCAACCGTGGCTCCATAACTTTCTGGCTGGATGATGAAGCTATTCAGGCCTGGTATGAGTCAGCAACACCTTCTTCACGAGGCAGACCTCAGCGCTATTCTGACCTTGCCATCACGACTGTGCTGGTCATTAAACGCGTATTCAGGCTGACCCTGCGCGCTGCGCAGGGCTTTATTGATTCCATTTTTACACTGATGAATCTTCCGTTGCGCTGCCCGGATTACACCAGTGTCAGCAAGCGCGCAAAGTCGGTTAATGTCAGTTTCAAAACATTCACCCGGGGTGAAATCGCGCATCTGGTCATTGATTCCACCGGGCTGAAGGTCTTTGGTGAAGGCGAATGGAAAGTCAAAAAGCATGGCCAGGAACGCCGTCGTATATGGCGAAAGTTGCATCTGGCAGTTGACAGCAAAACACATGAAATCATCTGTGCAGACCTGTCGCTGAACAATGTGACGGACTCAGAAGCCTTCCCGGGTCTTATCCGGCAGACTCACAGAAAAATCAGGGCAGCATCGGCAGACGGCGCTTACGACACCCGGCTCTGTCACGATGAACTGCGGCGTAAGAAAATCAGCGCGCTTATCCCTCCCCGAAAAGGTGCGGGTTACTGGCCCGGTGAATATGCAGACCGTAACCGTGCAGTGGCTAATCAGCGGCTGACCGGGAGTAATGCGTGGTGGAAATGGACAACAGATTACAACCGTCGCTCGATAGCGGAAACGGCGATGTACCGGGTAAAACAGCTGTTCGGGGGTTCACTGACGCTGCGTGACTACGATGGTCAGGTTGCGGAGGCTATGGCCCTGGTACGAGCGCTGAACAAAATGACGAAAGCAGGTATGCCTGAAAGCGTGCGTATTGCCTGAAAACACAACCCGCTACGGGGGAGACTTACCCGAAATCTGATTTATTCAACAAAGCCTCGTGGCAGAGCAAAGTCATTAGATAGTTTAGACAACACTCCGGATATAACAAGTGTAGCGGGTGTAAATCAGTTAACGGAGCTCAGCGGCTAAGGCATCAAGCATTCCCTAAGTGGCTTTGATAATGCTATAGTTCGCCAGAAAGAACAGATTGCATGGTGTCATACGATACAGCTCATATTTAGAACGTCAGGGTTAAGTTAGCGGTGAATATAACTATTAATAGTGGGTTTTTTGGTTATTTGCTTTTTTTATTGACTATGTGGCCATTTTTTATAACGCTGTGTCTAGCAATGTCTATAGCATTTTACGGAGTCTTAATGAAGAAGACTGCACTTGCCTGGCTGCTTTCTGCTTTATTTTTTAGCATATTTGGGGGGCTGTATGGGTATTAATTTACTGATATTGAGGTTTTTTTCGAAGTCTGCAAGAATTCATTGCTGTCGTCATCCATCGAATTCATGTATGCTGATAAGGATTTTTAAAGGAAAAGGAATGGATGATGAATACCCAGAAGCTTCTGGATACATACATGTTAGTTGGTGCCGGTCTTTCTCGCGTCAAATATGAGATTTTCACGGGAGATGAAGGGTCATATGCATTTATTACGATTTATGCATATGAGCCTCATTTCCATATTAAGGGCTATGATTCCTTAAAGTTAGACGAAACTGTTGATGTCAGATCTCAGATCGAAGGGCATTTCGCAGATACCTACCAGTAGCCAAAACCATATTTCTGAATCTACAGCCCCGCTTATGCGGGGCTTTTTATTGGGGTGAATATGGCATCAAGTTCACCCAAGTTCACCCTGGCATCATCCCTGTAACACAAAACGGTGTTAACGACTGCGTTATCACTAACTTCGGAAAAAGTTATGCCTCCACGCGCTAAACGACCTTGCCGGCACAAAGGATGCACGGCAGTAACGAATGATGTCAGTGGGTTCTGTGAGATCCATCGGCAGCAACACGCCGGTGATGGCTGGCGTAACTATCAGCCCGGAAAAACTCGGCATGAACGTGGTTATGGTCGTCCGTGGGAAATTAAACGGGCCCGTATCATGAAGAGGGATAAATACCTTTGTCAGAACTGCAGGCGAGACGGTATTGCCACGAAAGCCTCAAGTGTCGACCACATCATTCCTAAAGCTCATGGCGGTACCGATGAGGACTTTAATCTGGAGTCATTGTGCTGGACCTGCCACAGCAAGAAAACAGCAACAGAGAGAACCCGATGAAGAGTTTCAAAATTGAATACGTTGATGGCGTTTTGACCGTTCTGGAGACTGATGGTCAGTCACGAATGAATGAAGCCGTGCATGGCATCCATTTTGAGCATGTCCAGGGCGGCCGCCCACTGCTGAAACTGACGATTGCGCATGATATTGCACCGGCACCGGCTGCTGAGTCGGCTCAGGAACCTTTAGTGGGTGAGTTGGTACAGGATCAACAATCTCCGTTTCCCCGCGGTCGTCGTTCCCGCCATCGTAGGGGAGGTAAGCAATGATGTATAAACGCACGGATCTGACGCTCTCCATGTTCTATGCATCCAGCGCTGATGCAGACGGGAACAAAGTGGCTACGTTGACGATGCAGGTAATTGCAGCAGAGGTTGGAGCCGTCCAGACCAGCCAGCTGCGATGTATAACCGATAGCGCGAAGAAAAAAACGTATAGCGTAGGTGAACAATCTGTCAGTAATGGTTCCGATCCGTTGCTGGTCGCGATTGAGAATTACTGGCGTCAGAGCACGGATGTCGTCGTTAAAGGATTGATCGCCGAGGTGACCGACTTCATTGCAGGGAACATCAACTCAGTTAGCACCTGGATCGGTCAGTTTGGGATGAAGGTTTTCGAGAATCAGCCATTAGCTGAACGGCTACCAGAAAGTGTACTGCAGGCCGATGGCAGTACGCCCGAAAGATGAGCATTCACAGAGGTCGTTCAATGAGCGGCCTCGATAATTGTCCAGCAATTACAAACGATAATCATTATCTAATGGGTCCTCCCGGCGGGGTGGCCTTCCACGGGGCGGCGCGCTCGCGGGAATCGGCTGGTTTTCTGGATCCATGGTCATCATCATCATTTGCACAGGTTGTTGATTTTATTGATGCCTGTTTTGCAATGATGTCGAAACGGTTAAAAAGTGTTCACCATCATGGATCAGGAAATCGCTTCTCTGAAGCTGAATATCAATCAGCTGGCGGGCATAACCAATGTCCACCGTCAGACAGTGGCCGCCAGGCTGAAAAATGTTGAGCCGGCGCCAGGCAGCAACAGCAAACTAAAACTGTATTTAGTTACCGACATTCTGGCTGAGTTAATGATCCCCACGGTTTCAACAAATCTTGAGGACATGCCGCCGGCTGACAGGCTAGCGCACTGGAAAGCAGAGAACGAGCGGATCAAGTTTGAGCAGGATACGGGGCAACTGATCCCGGCAGATGAAGTTGCCAGGGAGTTTTCAGTAATGGCAAAAGCTGTAGTGATGGTGCTGGAAACCCTCCCTGATGTACTCGAGCGCGATTGTGCGCTTCCACCTGCAGCGGTTTCCCGTGTTCAAAGTGTGATTGACGATTTGCGCGACCAGATGGCCCAGAAGGTCATGGAAGCCGAAGCAGAGGAGGATGAGCCAGAGGAGGACTGATGGCAAAGCGGGCATCCGCCAGGGGGATCCGTCGGGATGTCTCCGGAATTTTACGCGCGCCACGCCGCATGCTGGTTGCCGACGCGGTAGCCGAGTATATGCGTGTGCCAATGGGCGCCGGTAACTCGGTCCCGTGGGATCCTAATCTGGCCCCTTATGTTATCGAGCCAATGAATTGCCTGGCGTCACGCGAGTATGATGCTGTGGTGTTTGTCGGCCCGGCACGAACGGGTAAGACTATTGGCCTGATTGATGGCTGGATTGTATACAGCATCGTTTGTGACCCGGCTGATATGCTGGTAATCCAGGTCTCCGAAGAGAAAGCGCGCGAACATTCAAAAAAGCGTCTTGATCGCACATTCCGTTGCAGCCCGCAGGTTAAATCAAGACTGAGCCCTCGCCGTAACGATAACAACGTTCACGATCGCACATTCCGTGCAGGTAACTATCTGAAGCTAGGCTGGCCTTCAGTCAATATTATGTCCTCGTCGGACTATAAATTTGTTGCTCTCACCGACTACGACCGCTTCCCGGAGGACATCGACGGGGAGGGGGACGGATTCTCGCTTGCCTCCAAACGTACAACCACATTTATGTCATCGGGGATGACCTTGGTCGAAAGCTCACCTGGCCGCGACATTCTCGATACGAAATGGCGGCAGAGTTCACCCCATGAAGCACCGCCCACAACGGGCGTGTTGTCGCTGTATAACCGCGGGGACCGCCGGCGGCTTTACTGGCCTTGCCCGCATTGTGGGGAATATTTTCAGCCTGAAGTTGCCAACATGACTGGCTACCGTGACACGACGGACCTGGTCACAGCCAGCGAAGCGGCCTATCTGCAATGCCCGGCCTGCAAAGGAAAAGTGCTTCCTGCGATGAAGCGCGAGCTGAACATGAAAAGCGTCTGGCTACGTGACGGGCAGTCAATTGATCGGGATGGAAACATTACAGGGGAGGGGCGGCGGTCACGCATTGCTTCTTTCTGGATGGAAGGGCCAGCAGCTGCTTACCAGACCTGGTCACAGCTAATTTATAAATATCTGGCGGCTGAACAGGAATACGAAAAAACCCATAGCGAAGAAACACTAAAAACGGTCGTTAACACTGACTTTGGTCGCCCTTATCTGCCGCGGGCGAGTACCGAACAGCGTAAAAGCGAACTGCTCGAACAGCGGGCCGAGGATGTCCCGAAACGTTGTGTGCCTGATGGTGTTTGTTTCCTGGTGGCAACGGTTGACGTTCAGGGGGGACGTAATCGCCGCTTTGTCGTTCAGGTCACTGGCTACGGAAGCATGGGCGAACGGTGGCTGGTGGACCGTTATAACATCCGCCAGTCACTCCGGTGCGACGCTAACGGCGAAAGCCTGCCCATCGATCCAGCCAGTTACCCGGAGGACTGGGATCTGCTGCTGACCGATGTCTTTTATAAGACGTGGCGAATGGCATCCGATCCCCGCCGGTGTATGCGCCTGATGGCAATGGCAGTCGATTCCGGCGGTGAGGATGGTGTCACCGATAATGCCTACCGATTCTGGCGTAAATGCCGTCGGGAGGGAATTGGCCGGAATGTTTACCTGTTTAAAGGTGACGGTCATCGACGCGAAAAGCTGATCACCCAATCCCTGCCAGATAACACCGGCCGTTCGGCGCGCCGGGCGAAAGCCGCGGGGGATGTCCCGCTATATCTGCTGCAAACCAATGACCTCAAAGACCGGGTAAACAATGCCTTGTGGCGCGAAACACCGGGGCCGAATTACATCCATTTCCCGAAGTGGCTGGGGAGCTGGTTTTACGACGAACTGACTTACGAGGAGCGTGATTCTGATGGCAAATGGAGCAAGCCGGGTCGCGGCGCCAACGAAGCTTTTGACCTGCTGGTTTACGCTGATGCGCTGGTTATCCTTCGCGGATACGAAAAAATTAAATGGCCTGATGCGCCTGACTGGGCGCGGCGGGAAACGTGGATGGAGAACGTGCCGCCGGAAACTGGCGAAGAAGCACCCCCGGCGCCAGCGCCGGTCCAGACCAAAAAGCGCAAACGCAAAAAAACCGTAACTGATGATGCTAACCCATGGGCCACCTCAGGAGGCTGGTTATGAATAAAAGTGATATTGAGGCCATGATCCAGCGCTATGCCGAAGCGGAGATGGCGGTACTGGATGGCAAATCCATCAAATTTAACGGTCAGGAAATGACCATGGAAAACCTGTCCGAAATCCGTAAAGGGCGGCAGGAGTGGGAGCGGCGTCTTACTTCCCTGAATAATCAGCGCCGGGGGCGGCCTGGCTACAAACTGGCGAGGTTTTAATGTCTTTACTTGATGATGCGATAGGTGTCATTTCTCCCGGCTGGAAGGCTGCGAGGCTAAGATCCCGCACCATGATACAGGCATATGAAGCCGTTAAGCCCACCCGCACCCACAAAGCCCGAAGAGAGAATCGTTCCGCTGACCAGCTCAGCAAGATGGGGGCCGTCTCTCTCCGTGAGCAGGCGAGGTGGCTTGATAATAACCACGATTTAGTGATTGGCATTTTCGATAAGCTTGAAGAGCGGGTGGTAGGTAAAAGCGGGATTATCGTGGAGCCGCATCCGAAGCTCAAGAATGGCAAGATCGCTAAAAAGCTGGCGGCGGATATCCGGCAGAAATGGGGGGAATGGTCTATTCGACCGGAAGTGACCCATCAGTTTACCCGCCCCATGCTGGAGCGCCTGATGTTACGCAGCTGGTTGCGCGACGGGGAGGTTTTTGCACAGATCGTCAGCGGCACAGGCAATGGCCTGACGCCTACCGCCGGGGTGCCGTTCTGGCTGGAAGCGCTTGAGGCTGATTTTGTTCCCCAGACCAGCAACGAGTCAGACAAGCTAAATCAGGGTGTATATACCGATAACTGGGGCAGGCCAAAGGGCTATCTGGTTTATAAAAGCCTGCCGGTCTCTGGCAGGCAACTGGAAACGAAACGGGTTGATGCGGAAAACATGCTCCACCTGAAGTTTGTCCGCCGGCTGCATCAGACGCGCGGAACGTCGCTTTTGTCCGGCGTTCTTATGCGACTCAGTGCTCTGAAAGAATACGAAGATGCTGAACTGACTGCAGCACGCATCGCCGCCGCCCTTGGGATGTATATCAAAAAAGGGGATGGGCAAAGCTGGGATGAAAACGCCGGTAAGGATGACGATCGTGAGCTGAATATTCAGCCCGGCATTATCTACGACGACCTGCTGCCCGGCGAGGATATCGGCATGGTCAAATCCGATCGCCCGAATCCCAATCTTGAAACCTTCCGCAACGGCCAGCTGCGAGCTGTGTCTGCGGGCAGCCGTCTGAGTTTTTCCAGTACCGCCAGAAACTATAACGGCACTTACAGTGCTCAGCGGCAGGAGCTGGTGGAATCGACAGACGGATATCTCATTCTCCAGGACTGGTTTATTGGCGCAGTGACACGTCCGATGTATCGCGCCTGGCTGAAGATGGCTGTCGCCAGCGGCCAAATCACGTTACCACGCGGGCTGGATATTGAGTCCTTATACACCGCTGTGTATTCCGGCCCGGTCATGCCATGGATTGATCCCGTCAAGGAGGCTAATGCCTGGAAGGCTCAAATACGCGGTGGCGCTGCGACGGAATCAGACTGGGTTCGTGCCAGCGGGCGTCATCCCGATGATGTGAAAGCACGCCGGAAGGCCGAAATCGATGAAAACCGTGAGCAGGGGCTGATATTTGATACTGATCCTGCCAATGACAGAGGAGGCACCAGTGCCGATGCCAAAGACCTGGACGCTTCAACGTCCGAAAGCAAGCGTAAAAAGTAATACGTGGTTCCGTATGAAGGCGAGCGCCAACAACGAAGCGGATATCTATATCTATGATGAAATTGGTTATTGGGGAGTGACGGCCAAACAGTTTGTTAACGACCTTAAAGCGCTGGGTGATGTCAGCCATATTAATCTTCACATTAACTCGCCTGGTGGCGATGTCTTTGATGGCATCGCCATTTTTAATGCCCTGAAACATCACGGTGCCGCAATCACCGTTCACATAGATGGCCTGGCTGCCTCCATGGCTTCTGTCATCGCAATGGTGGGTAATCCGGTCATCATGCCGGAAAACACCATGATGATGATCCATTATCCATCACACTACCTCATGGGTACGCATGAAGAACCGGATTCATTCATTAACTCATTGTTAATTATGAAGAAGAAAGAAATGTTTTTTGCATTGCTTTTCTACTGTTTTTCGGCGTTGCAGCTAAGTGTGTATTGCAATGTGTATTGCAGAATGAGGTTTTATGGCTGGCGAGAACAAGTTAAGCGACAAGGCGCTAAAAGCCTTACATGGTAAACCGCAGCCGCGTCAAAAGATGTTGGCCGATGGTCGGGGACTGTCTGCCAGAGTGAGCAAGACTGGCACTGTAAGCTTTGTTTATTTCTTTAGACATTCTGGCCGACAAAGTGCTCCTGTCTGGATGACGTTAGGCAAGTACCCAGATATGACACTTAAACAGGCCAGGGAGAAAAGGGATGAGTGCCGGGCATGGCTATCACAGGGACTGGATCCACGGATAGAGAACAAACTCACCAAAGAGCGTCTGTTCACTCCTGTGACGGTTAAGAACGCTGTCGATTACTGGTTTGATAATTATGCTAGGGAAAAACGCAAGGAGACGGTGCGTATCTATCGTCGCTATGAGAGATACATCTTCCCCTACATTGGGGATTTTCCTGTCGAGAAATGCAGCCTGTCAGACTGGATAAGATGCTTTGATCGCGTGAAGAAAATCGCGCCGGTTCAGTCTGCCGCGATGCTGATTGAGTTAAAGCAGATCTTTAAATACTGCCGGGTGCGCCAGTATGTGCGATGTAATGTGCTGGATGACTTGAGCCCCGGTGATATTGGCAAGTATCAAAACAAGAGAGAACGGTTGCTTGAAGAAAGCTATGTTGCCGATCTGTGGGGTGTTTACTTTCATGGTAAGGGCAAAACCCGAGTTATGAATTACAAGAAGCGGATGGCTATCTTGTGCCTTGTATTTGGATGCAGGCTCAGTGAGGCACGTCTATCCACATGGGACGAATGGGATTTCGAAAAATGGCTTTGGACGGTGCCAAAAGAGCACAGTAAAAACGGCGAAGAGATTCTCCGGCCTGTGCCCCAGAAAATGCGGCAGTGGATCGTAAACCTGCACGAAGAGACTAAAAGGCGTAGGTATATTCTCGGGGAACTGAAATCTGATTCAACCGTCAGTGCGATGGGATGCACAAACTTTGTATCTCTGAAACATGAAAAACGGTGGTCATTACATGACCTGAGACGAACGTTCTCAACAAGCCTCAACGACATGGGAGTTGATTTTTATGTTGTTGAGCAGCTGTTGGGACACACCATAAAGGGGGTGGCCGGAATCTATAACCGCAGCAAGTACATACCCCAAAAACAGGAAGCGCTGGACCGATGGGTTGATTACCTTGATGGGCTAGTGGGTGAAGAAAACACAATTAAAGTGATCAAGAAAAGGAGCGCCTGATATGGCTATGTTATCCGTAGTGAAAAAAGAAGATCTTCAGTACATGCCTGAGCTTGACCGAATGATTCGCGAACCTGAATGTCGGGCTATGACCACGCTCTCAAACTCAACTCGCTGGCGTATGGAACAGGAGGGAAAATTTCCGAAGCGTATCAAAATTGGCCCCTCAGCGGTTGCTTATCGGCTTTCTGAGGTGCAAGCTTGGATCAAAGGTAATTGGAACAACATAAATGTAGGAGATTAAAATGCAAAGAAGAATAAACACGTTGTGTCCTTATACACTCAAATCTTTAGATGAAGTTGACTGCAATGGAGAGCACGTTTTACTTGCTGGCCTTGGAGTTCCGGATAGTTTCACAGTGAATGCATCGACTCAAGCAAATAAGGATGTTAATAAACTTCTTGATGAACCATTTTTATCGATGGGAATGATAAGGTTTTTATCTTCTATTTCTGGAGTGCGTTCAAGAAGTGGTGAGGTAAAGCCATTTTTCTCAGGTGTTGCAGAGGATATAGACGAACCTGTTTTAGTAAAGCTCTCTCCTGGTGAGGTGGTGTTCAAAATTCAAAAGCCTGTCAAACATGATCAGGATAATAACATTAATGCGGTAGTTGGTTACAGTGATGAGGTTAATGATACCTTAGAGAAAGTAACAAAAAAGTATACTGCCAAAGGTTTTAAAATTGAAGCTTTTGAACTAACAAGCCATGAGACTAAGGTAGCTATGCGGCTTGAAATGGATCTAAACCTTCTATCTTTTCAGTTTGTAAAAACTGCATATTTAACAATGGTCTATCTGTATGGTGACGATGGTATAAACTGTGTTGCAGGGAATGAGATACGCAGAAGACTTCTCAATAAAATCCCATTTAACTCACAAATTGAAGGGTTAGGTACTTTGGAATGGGATAATAATCTGATTCCTATTCTTCCCGACGTCCATAAAAATAAACATGTCATAGCATGTATTAATATAGGTTGTGATGTTCTTTGTGCTATTTCATTGTTCGGGGTTTTCAATAAGGTTTTAATTTTTAAAAACGAAAAAATAAATGAAAGTGACTTATTGGGTTGTGTTTTTAATATAGACTTTCGACAGAGAAAAATCACAAGAGAGAATTTTGCAGAACGAATTCTAAATAACTTTTATTCATGATTTTAATTTTTGTTTCGCACGTGATTACAATGTTTTTTTACAGTTATTAAAAAATATTTCATAAAGGAGCATACCATCAGGCGGCTCCTTTTACTTTTAGAGTTAATATATTTCACTTGTTGGAGAATGAGCGATTTCTATCAAGTTATTTGATATCATCTTTTTCAACTTCTTTTTTCTGCTTTCGCTGTCGACGTTTGATCTCATTCTCAAGCGCGATAACAACAAATTGCCCTGTGCTTTCTCCGGGTTCCTTAAAATTCTCAATTTCGCCTGCAATCTCATGCGGAACTCTGGCGGCTATAGTCTGCGATTTTCGATTAACTGCTTTGGTTGCCATATTGTTTCACTCCTTAAAAAGTGTTTAACAGTATGGCCGAAATAAAAAAAGTGTTCAACACTTGACGTGTTTAACACCTTTGCATACAGTGGTGTTCAACACCTTGTATTGACAAAGCACAAATACAGCGAAGCCCGGCAGTGTTACGAGCACTAACCGGGCTTCTGACCACAAACCGTTAACTGGAGTAACGACTATGGCTGGAACACAGCATACCCAAACTCGCCCAGAATTTACATGGCTATTCCTTGCGACACCCAAGCATCATCCGGATAGCACTCCCATAGTGATGCGCATTGATGCAGATAGTGAAGCCGCTGCACGCGCTGCACTGCCCGGTTGGATTTTAATTTTTGCAGCGAAAATCAGGACTGAAAGCCCTTATACGTTTACGTGGACGGATGCAAATCGAGCAAGTCTCTGGTCAATTATGGGAGGAGAAATCAGCCTTCCTCTGGGGGCTCGAAATGACTAAGTCACAACTGCGCTATGTAGCTGATCTAAAAAACCTTGAAGAGCATGAAGAGGAATTGCGTCTTGCATCGCTTAGCGCTGCCCAAGCAAAGATCGTGGCGACTATGCTGGTGTGTTATCCCAATGCAATGGAGGACGGCGAAATCACCGCGCTTGGACAGCTGTTTGAGTCTTTGGCCTCTAATCTGGATAGCTTCTTAAAAGCAGAGTGCGAGCGTTTTGAAAGTTGTTCGGAGGTTCAGTCATGATCAGCAACGTCAAATTCAATGAACTGGAAAAACGCTTTGATCTGCTGGTGGAGAAAGTCAACGTTCTTGAAGAAAAAGTAAGAGCGCTGACTGATAGTCAGGGCGGTGAAATCCCTCCCGGTATGACTCCTGTTGCTACGCTGGCGGCTGAGTATGGCATTTCTACCAAAAAAGCGGAGGAACTGGCGAAAAATACGGGCGTTATGTTGGTTAAGCTGAAATCAGGTGGCTTTATTGTGCCTGATGAGAAATTCAGGGAAGCGGCCCGACTGGTTCTACGTAGCGCAAAACGAAAATACGGTTCGGCCTACTGGTTTCATCCGCTGATAGGCAAATTCCAAATGAGCGGAGGGATCCCGAAATGACAGATGCAGTAATGACAGTTGAGACGGTATCCGACGCTTTGTTTACCTGTTCATACCTGTGGGCGCATGGCCGGAACTACAACCGTACGGATCTGGAAAAGGCAATCCACCAGCATAAAGACCCGACAACGCGCTATGGCAAGCTGGCGGTACGCTTAAAACAAATTGCTGAAATGCCATATGAGGCTCTATGTGATGCCGGCTATATCGATACCGATCGTAAACAGATGATAATCGCCCGTCGTTCTGTGCTGGTGGATGAAATCGGCGAAGAGGAAATGAATCTCTGGCTGGCCGACACCCAGCTCATACAGCGCGTATTCCCGGATGCCACCATTGATAAAAAACGCTCAAAGCTACCACTTACACGCGGTTCAGAGGGCTATAACATCCGTCAGGACTATGTGATTAAACATATACTCCCGGCACAGTCACTGTGCAGCATTTACGGCCCCAGCGGTTCGTATAAAAGCTTTTTGGCTGTTTCATGGGCATGCCATATTGCAGCTGGCGCTTCGTGGTCTGGTAAGAAGGTCGAACGTGGCGCTGTGCTTTACGTGGTTGGCGAGGGCGGTGTAGGCGTACCACGTAGGATCAAAGCATGGGAACAGGTGCATGGCCAGAAGGTTGATAACCTCTGGCTTGTTAACCGTCCCGTCTTCCCGGTGCGTGAATCTGAGGTGTCCGAAGTCATTCTGGCAGCCAGGCAGATTACAGCGGAGTGTGATATGCCTGTGCGGTTGGTGGTTATTGACACTCTGGCGCGTTGCTTTGGGGGTAATGACGAAAACGATGCTCGCGATATGGGGGCATTTATTGAAGGTTGTGACGTTATCAAGCAGAAAACAGGCGCCACGGTGCTGGTGGTTCACCACTCCGGTAAAGATGAGGCTAAGGGAGCGCGTGGTTCCAGTTCGTTCCGGGCTGCGCTTGACGCTGAGTTTAATGTGAAGCGAGAAGGAGAAGGGCAGGCCCTTATCCTGTCATGCACCAAGATGAAGGATGCCGAGGAACCAGAACGTAAAGCCTATGACCTTCGCACCACCGAACTGTTCACAGATGAAGACGGGGAAATGGTGTGTTCGCTGGTAGTTCATGATGCGTCTCGTGAGGCTAAGGAGGTTGATCCTGAACTTGCAGGCGTGGAGAAACTTACCGATAACCATATGGCGCTGTGGCAGGCAATAAGAAGCCGAATAGCACGGGGCGAACCCTGTAACAGGGCGGTTATTCGTGAAGATCTGAAAGCCACTGGCATTAACACCAAACATTTTACTCGCTGGCTTCAGAAACTGATTGATGATGGTCTGGTTATTCAGGACGCCGATTTGCTGACAGTTAAATCGCTGAGAGAAGTGGGTAACTAAGTGGGGCGCTGGTGGGGAAGGTGGGGAGCAACACCCCTAATTCCCCACTTTGCGCCCATATACACGGACCAAGTGGGGAAAACTGCGCTAACCCGCGTCACAACTGGCCTTGCGGGCATTTATTAAAATGAGGGTGGGGAGCAAGTGGGGAGGGTGTAAAGTGGGGAATAAGTGGGTATAGGAATGCTTGCCGACAGTTGTGGCAAGCATTTGGGATTTAATCATTATTATGCAGCTTACTTTATGAACTCTTTTTTTATTTTTGGATCGAGCATCTCACTCTGTGGGATAGGAACACCTAGAGCAATTTTAACTTCTTGCATTGCATAGGCATTTAAAATCGCTTGATTCTTAAGGACGCCAGTGTAGCCGTTTGATAAATATATCAATTTCGTGGTTGCTTCATTAATATCCTTGATTTTAGGTAGACCAAAGATGAAAGCTAAATATTGATAACATGGAATCAAGTGGGTCACTGAATGTAGCATGGAAGAATGCTGCCTCATAACTTTGCATACCTCAACCATCTCCAAATCATCAGGGCCTTTGGGATTTGCTAGCTTATTAGCATAGAAAACTAGATCGTAGATTATCTTAGACCTTTCTTTTTTAAAGTCATTTATCGGCTCAATTATTAACTTTACAACTATTTGTCCGATAACAAAAACCAAAACACCTGAAAAAACCGTTATGAATACAGACATTTTACTCTCCTGCCTATGATGTTATTCCCTATTCAATATAAAGCACATCTAACTCAACTTTTAGTAGTAATTAGGTTGTGTGCTAACGGCATGATGCGGTGGCTTTGGCGTGTCATACAATGATTAATCTTTTTTTCTAATTAAAATAATTTTACTTACCACTTTTATCGATCAATAATTGCAAATGTATCATCAATCACGATAAGGCTAAGAAGATGGCAGAACGAAGCAATAAGCAGCACGATAAAGGCGGTACAGTTCATATCGATGCTGAAACCATGAAAAAAATAGAGGAGTATCAGGAATTCATCCGAAAGAGTCACCCGGATATGCCCGTACCAACGAAAGGCCAGATTGTACGCAGCAGCGTTAACTACTGGCATCACCAGACGCTGGGGGCCTGGGTATGAAATCCTGGTACACCATCAAAGCAGCCAGCGATGCCACCAGCGCCAATATCAGTATTTACGAGGAGATCGGCGGCTGGGGTATCACTGCTCAACAGTTCTCTGAAGACCTGAAAGCCCTGGGCGATATTTCCCATATCAGCCTTCACATTCACTCACCCGGCGGTGACGTGTTCGACGGCATCGCTATCTACAACCTTCTGAATAAACATCCGGCAAAAGTCACAGTGCATATCGATGGTCTGGCCGCCTCTATGGCCTCAGTCATTGCGATGGCCGGTGACCGTATCGTTATGCCGGAAAATGCTCTCATGATGATCCACAAGCCGTGGGGAATCTCCGGTGGTAATGCCAACGATATGCGCGACTATGCCGAGCTGCTGGATAAAGTTGAAAACGTCCTGATCCCGGCTTACGCCCGCAAAACTGGGAAGTCTGCTGAAGTGCTGGCGGCCATGCTGGAGGATGAGACTTGGATGGATGGTCGTGAATGTTTAGCGCAGGGATTCGCCGATGAGGTGTTACCGGCGGTCAGCGCAATGGCCTGTATTGAATCGAAACGAATTGAGGATTTTGAGCATATGCCAAAAGAAATTAAAGGGATGATCACCGGCCCGAAAGGCTCCACCGGCAGCGCGGTTCCGGAACAGAATCGTATCAACGGTATTAAAGATTTGTTTGCCATGTTTGGCGGCAAGCATGATGCGCTGAAAATGCAGTGCCTGGAAGATGCCGACTGTACCCCGGATAAAGCAAAAGATCTGCTGCTGGCCGAAATAGGGCGCAATGCCACACCATCAAACAAAAACTCTTTTTCCCATGTATATGTGGGCAACGGTAACATCGTTGGTGACGGTATTCGACAGGGATTAAATGCCCGTCTGGGTCATGAACGCGCGGAGCGTGGAAACCCCTATGCAATGATGAGCCTGTTTGAAATGGCTCAGGCATCGCTGGTGGAGCGTGGCATCAGCATCAGCGGATTTGGCAATCGCTCACAGATTGTGAATCTGGCCTTTACGCACAGTACCAGCGACTTTTCCCAAATCCTTGCTGGTGGGGCTGAAAAGTCCGTACTCACAGGCTGGCAGAACAGCGGCGAGACTTTCCAGCAGTGGACTAAAAAAGGCTCCCTGTCTAACTTCCATGAAGCAAAACGTGTGGGCCTGAATGGCTTCTCTGAGCTGAAAAAGGTGCCTGAGGGAGCTGAATACAAATATGTCACTACCAGTGACAGCGGCGTACCCATCGCTCTTGCGACGTATGGCAATATCTTTTCTATTACCCGCCAGGCCATTATCAATGATGACCTGAGTCAGCTGACAACTATCCCACAGGCTATGGGCCGTGCTGCTGCGCGTACTGTAGGAAATCTGGTCTATCTGAAACTGACGACGAACAGCAAGTTTACAGACGGTAAGCCGCTGTTCCATGCCGACCATAAAAACCTCATTGCTAAAGGGATGGATACCGAGGGACTCAATGAAGCCCGTAAGTCTATGCGCTTGCAGCAGGATGCGAACGGCGACCCTATCAACGTTATTCCTGCCTACATTCTTGTGCCGGCGGCGCTGGAAGGGCTTGCAAACCGCGCTGTGCTGTCCACATCTTCTCTGTTCCCTGTTGATCAGGACGGCACGCTGAACCAGAACCCCGGCATCATCAACGTGGTGAAGGATATGGCGCAGGTGGTGGTTGAGCCGCGTCTGGACAAGGCCAACAACAAGGAATGGTATGTAACCGCAGCACAAGGCACAGATACCATTGAGGTGGCTTACCTGGACGGTATGGACGTTCCTTATCTGGAACAGCAGGAAGGCTTCACCGTTGATGGTATCGCCTGGAAGGTGCGCATCGATGCAGGTGTGGCCGCTCTGGACTACCGCGGGCTGGTTAAGTCGAGTGGGGCATAAGAGCCGGGGCGGCCACGGCTGCCCGTTTCTCGTGGGTCCTCCCGGCGGGGTGGTCTTCCACGGGGCGGCGCGCTCGCGGGAAACGGCTAGTTTTCGCATTTCATTGACATCATCATCATGTGCTAACTGTCTGATTTCTTATGTATGAAAAACATAGAAGGTAAAAAAGATGATGGATTGTATATTATTTGTTCATCATCTATGGGGGAAATTGTGAGACAAATATGGTTAACAATTACCGAACTGGCTGATGTTACAGGATTGCATCGGCAGACAGTATCAAAGCGACTGCGGGACATCCAACCTATACAAGGTAGTAATTGTAAGAGAAAAATATACGACTTAAAATTAGCCTTATCGACAATCTACGCAGCTGGTGGCCAGAACACAGAACAATCAGTTAGTGTCAAACTATTGAAGAAGTAATAACTCAAATAACTCATTTCAGGACTACGAACCGCATGGGTAGGAAATGTTGTAACCCCGGACTTGTACTGCATCCTCCTTAGTTATCAAAGAACGATATCAACAGCGAATAACGGTTTAATTTCTTCACCCAAAAAAAGCTCATGAGGCGGTGTGCTATTTTCCTCATGAGCATTAAAGAATATATTATTGTGCGTCTTTACTTTTTTCTTTATCTTTTTCAGGTAAAACTCTATCTAATATCTCTTTATTAATCTGTGTAGAAGCACTAATTAAACTATTAATGTCTTTAGTCTCTTCACGATGAGATTTTTTTGTCATTTGAACTCAGTGGAGAATTAAGAACGTTTTTTAGAATGTCGTCCATAAATTTAGAAACTTTTTCGGATTCGTTATTGCCAATCTCTTGCTTGAATGAGATTAAAGTTTCAGAAAGTAGTTTCTTATGTGCATAATCTTCACTGATATTATTTTGTTTTACGTATTGTACTGCACTAAATGCGAAAAAACCAATCATAATAGGAATCATTGATAATCTGGCTATAAAAAGCATCATTAAATGCGAACTTTGGGCAACATCTCCGGTGCCTGAGACTTTATTCATTTCATAAAGAATATATACTACAAATCCGATGCAGCCTAAGGCGGATACTATTGATGTCCAGGCCCAAAACTTTTTATTCGAATTAGCAAGCCCGTAGGCTGTTTTAAAATGTCTGGACAATCTGTATGTGCCTGCAAGATTCATAGCTGCTTTAGCTCTATCGATAAGCTCTTTTGAAGCTTGCTTTTGTGAAGTGATTTCCCCCTCTAACTTATTTATTTCACCTGTCTTTGAAATAAGATCCCCAATTTCCCCTTTAGCGCTTTCTATAATTTCAGATAGGTCCCCTTGAAGTTTTTTTGATTTTTCGAAAAGATCGTCTAGGGTTATCTTTGCTGTTTTTAATGCATCGTGGATAGCTTCTATATTACTATATGCGTTATTGCTTTTAGTTAATATATGATGTATATCAGTTCCCTTTTTAACCATTACACTTTGCTCTTTTTTAAGGTCACTGACTAGTTGAATAATTGTTTCGTGTGCTTCCGTGCTGTTTGAAAATATGTCATGGGATCTCGAAAGGTTTATATCGATGTCGTTTTTTATCTTGTTTATTTTTGTTAATTCGTCTTTTACTTTATTTTCAAATGTCGCGGATACTCTTTCGTTTTGATCAGTTTCTTTAATTAATTGCGCGATTCGTACATATTTTATGAGATTTTCAGATAAGAGTTCTAGCTTTTCATGAGCTGTGTTGTCGAAAATTGATGATTGTATTATTGAGAGGTAATTACCAATTGTGATAATTATCTCGCTGATATCGTTTTTTTCTTCAGATGTATACTGTTCAGGATAATGAATAAAGCTATATTTATTAATTGTCGAAATCTGTGTTCTGAGTAATTCTAACTGGGCGGCGCGATTAGAGCTTTCAAGTTCTAAAAAAGGTTCGTTTTTAACTGCTCTCAATTGGCTTATTGCGTTACTAAGAATTGAAAAACTTGAAGATATTGCTGATTTGAATTCATTTTTATTCATAATATTCCTGCCTAAATTTTGTGTATTGCTATGTGTATTGCAGTTCATTGAAATTATGCTGATTTTGGTAAAAAAAATCATGTTAATCAACATGTTTTTGTCAAGCCATTGCATGATGATCCATAAGCCATGGGGCTTTGCCGGCGGCGATGCCAACGACATGCGCGACTACGCTGATTTGCTGGATAAAGTTGAATCGGTCTTAATCCCCGCCTATGCAGCAAAAACCGGAAAAACCTCTGATGAGATTGCCGCAATGCTGGAAGACGAAACCTGGCTGGATGGCGCTGAATGCCTTGCCATGGGTTTTGCTGACCAGGTGATCCCATCCCTTCAGGCAATGGCCTGTATTCATTCAAAACGTATTGAGGAATTTGAAAAAATGCCAAACAGCATTCGTAATATGGTCACCCCGCCGCGTAATTCCACCCAGCGCGAACCGCAGCAGCCTGTACCACAACCTCAGGCACACCAACCTACCGCCCCTCAGCCTGCCGCTGTGGATGAGAATGCTATCCGGGCGCAGGTTTATGCCGAACAGCGTAACCGTGTGAACGGGATTAATGATCTGTTTGCTATGTTCGGCGGTAAGCACCAGGAGCTGCAAAACCAGTGTATTGCGGACCCCGATTGCACTGTGGAGCAGGCGAAAGATGTTCTGCTGGCTGCTCTGGGCAAGGCTGCTACTCCATCGAACAAAAGCGAACAGCCGCACATTTATGCCGGGAACGGGAATTTTGTTGGCGATGGCATCCGCCAGGCGCTGATGGCCCGTGCAGGGTATGAAAATCAGGAGCGCGATAACGTGTACAACGGGATGACGCTACGTGAGTATGCGCGTATGGCACTGACGGAACGCGGTATCGGGGTCGCCAGTTACAATCCGATGCAGATGGTTGGCCTGGCATTGACTCACAGTACCTCTGATTTTGGCAATATTCTGCTCGACGTGGCGAATAAGGCGCTTCTGCAGGGGTGGGATGAGGCAGCAGAGACCTTTGATCTGTGGACGAAGAAAGGTCAGTTGTCTGATTTTAAAACTGCTCACCGCGTGGGAATGGGCGGTTTTAACTCCCTCCGCAAGGTTCGCGAAGGGGCTGAATATAAATATGTGACCACGGGCGATAAAGGCGAAACGATCGCACTGGCTACCTATGGGGAAATTTTCTCAATTACCCGCCAGGCGATTATCAACGATGATCTGAACGCATTGACTGACGTCCCGGCGAAAATGGGACGTGCTGCGAAAGCTACCATTGGTGATTTGGTATATGCGATTCTGCTGGATAACCCGAAACTGTCCGACGGCAAACCGCTGTTCCATGCCGATCACAAAAACCTCTCCTCTGGCGCCATTTCTGTTTCGAGCATTGATGATGCCCGCAAACTGATGCGCCTGCAGAAAGAAGGGGAACGATCGCTGAATATTCGTCCAGCTTACATGCTGGTGCCGGTAGGGCTCGAAACGATTGCCAGTCAGACCATTAAATCGGCAAGCGTTAAGGGCGCAGATATTAACGCCGGGATCATTAACCCTATCCAGAACTTTGCCGAAGTGATTGCTGAAGCACGGCTGGATGACAAGGATCCGAACGCCTGGTACCTGGCCGCTGCGAAAGGCACCGATACCATCGAAGTAGCTTATCTGAATGGTGTTGACACGCCTTACATTGACCAGCAGGAAGGTTTCAATACCGACGGGATCGCCACGAAGGTGCGTATCGATGCGGGTGTTGCGCCGTTAGACTTCCGCGGCCTGGCGAAATCAACTGGCAAGTAATTCTCTGCCAACTCATATCTCATTAGCCCATCAGGGCTTTTTTTATACCTGAAATCAGCCCTGCGGGGCTGCCAGGAGATGTTATGGCTAAAAACTTTGTGCAGGAAGGAAAGACGATTCATCTGGTTAATGCCGGACAGGAATCGATTCTGAGTGGGGCAGCTGTTGTTGTCGGTGAGCTGATTGCTATCGCGATCACTGATATTCCCGGCGGCGATACTGGCGATGGTCTTACTGAAGGGGTATTCCAACTGCCGAAGCTGCCCGCTGATGAAATTAAAGCGGGAAAGAAGGTGTATTTCAAGGCGGGCAAGGTACAGCTGGAAGCAACAGGCGCAGTTTTTGCTGGGGTTGCCTGGGAAGATGCGGGCGCAAACAGTACCGTCATTGACGTCAAGATCAATGCCTAACCCTTTCGACAAGATGGCGGCCCGGATGGATGCCGCCACCCTCAAAAAAATGGGCAAGGAAGCGGTCATTAACGGCATAAGCGTTGACGTCGTGCCTGCTGAGTTGCTGGAGGAGATGGGCGCACTTTCCGGAGCCGCCACGGTGCTGGTCGTGTTTGCTGCTGGTTATCGGCCCGCCAGAAACGATGCCGTGGAATATGACGGTAAAGACTGGATCGTTACCCGCTATCAGTTTTTTAACGGGAAGCCTCAAATCTGGCTGGAGTGAATCATGTCTCTGAAAGGTCTTGAGCGTGCTATCCAGAATCTGAACAGTCTGAGCCGACTGATGGTACCGACGGCTACCGCGCAGGCGCTTAACCGGGTTGCCGGGCGAACAATTACGCAAGGTAGCCGCAAGGTGGCGAAAGAGGCAACGGTTGGTGATAACCGCAAAAAAGGGTTGCCGGTGAGGCTGGTCCGGCAGCGGTCGCGTCTTAAGCGCGCGAAACCTGATCGTCTGGTGGCGGCCATTCGTATTAATAGAGGGAACCTGCCTGCAATCAAACTGGGTGCTGCACGGGTGCAGCTTTCGAGGCGAAAAGGCGAAAAACGCGGGCGCGGGAGTGTGCTTCGTATTGGACCGTACATTTTCAAAAATGCATTTATCCAGCAGCTTGCGAACGGGCGGTGGCAGGTGATGCACCGTCTGGGTAAATCCCGCTACCCGATTGATGTTGTGAAAGTTCCTCTCGAAACCCCGTTAACCCAAAACTTCACCGCTATATCAAAGCAGCTTATCGACAGTGACATGCCGAAGGAGCTGTCGTCCGCGCTGAAAAATCAACTGAGGATCCACCTGAAGCGATGAGCAAACACACCGCTATTCGTCTTGCTGTTCTGGACCAGTTAAAGACGTCCATTCCGGACCGTGTGACATGGTTTGACGGACGCCCTGTCTTTCTGGAAGAGCAGGATCTACCGGCGCTCGCAGTCTATCTGACGGATGCCGAATACACGGGAGAAAGCCTGGATGAGGATAGCTGGCAAGCAGTCCTTCATATCGAGGTATTTCTGAAATCCACCACGCCGGATAGCGCGCTGGATGCGTGGATGGAAGAGAAGGTGTATCCGGCTCTTGAAACTATCCCGGCGCTATTTCCCTTAATCGAAACGATGATCCCCATGGGCTACGACTACCAGCGTGATGACGAAATGGCCACCTGGGGATCGGTCGATCTGACCTATACCCTCACTTATTTTAGATAAGGAATTTTATGGCAACTCCTAATCCAATGGCCCTGGTAAAAGGGGCTGGTACCACGCTCTGGCTGTATACCGGAACGGGGAACCCCTACGCTAACCCGCTTTCCGATGCTGACTGGCAGCGCCTGGCGAAAATTAAGGAACTGACGCCGGGCGAAATGACGGCGGAGTCCTACGATGACACCTACCTTGACGATGAAAACGCAGACTGGACTGCGACAGCGCAGGGGGCAAAATCGGCAGGTGATACGTCTTTAACCCTGGCCTGGAAGCCAGGGGAAGAGGGGCAAAAGTCGCTGGTGGCCTGGTTTGTCGATGGCGATGTGCGGGCCTACAAAATTAAATACCCGAATGGCACCGTGGATGTGTTCAAAGGGTGGTGCAGTAGCCTGGGTAAAGCCATTCCCGCGAAGGAAGTGATCACCCGTACAGCCAAAATCACCAATACCGGGAAACCTGAACTGGCGGAAGAAAGCGGTAATCCGCCGATCGCGGTGACCGGGATCAAACTCGATAAGGCAACGGCCAGCGTGGCAGTCGGCACCACCACAACGCTAAATGTTACTTTCCTGCCTGCCAGCGCGTCAATGCAGTCGTTCCGCGCAGCGACCTCGGATAGCTCGAAAGCGAAGGTGGTCGTGAGTGGCAAATCTCTGATCGTCACCGGCGTGGCACCTGGTGCTGCCGACATTATTGTCATGAGTAATGACGGTAATTTTGTGGCGACCTGCAAAACCACCGTGACGGCTTCCTGATAACAGAGGAATGAGCATGTTTCTGAAAAAAGACGAATTTACCCATAACGGCGCTACGGTGCCGATCACCGAATTGTCGGCATTGCAGCGCATTACTTATCTCGAATATCTGGCCGCAGAAGAAAAAGCCTTATCCGCCATTTCTGATGACGTGGATGACCAGAAAATGTCCGCCGGGCTGATCAGTATGAGTATCCGCGCAGGCGCGCGCCTGATTGCGCTCTCGCTCTGGCATAACGATCCTAAAGGGCCCTCTGAAGAGGAGCTCCACCAGCAGGTGATGAGTACCTGGCCGCCGGAAGCGATTGGCAAAGCGGAAATGCAGATCAAGCTGCTCTCCGGCATGCTGGCGCCGGTTGCCGAAGAAGAGCAATCTACGGATGAAGATATTGATACCACCGTGCTGGGTGATGAACCTGTTACAGCGGAAAAGCCCTAGCCAGCGAGCTTGATTTTGTCCTGAAGCTGGCGCGTGAGTTCGGGCGACCTGACTGGCGCGCCATGCTTGCTGGCATGACGTCCTCCGAGCTGGGCGACTGGCATCACTTTTACCGGGAGCGTTTTTTTCAGGACGCGCAGCTCGATGCCCACTTCTCCGGGCTGCTTTACACCATTTCAACCTTCTTATACCGGGATCCGGACATCACCCCTGCACACTTCAGCCTGCTGTCTCCCTCCGCTGAGGCTGCAGCGGATAATATACAGGACGATGAAGCCATGATGCTGGCCGCGGAGGGAATTACAGGAGGCACCAGATATGGCCCAGCAGATTAGCGACCTTGTCATTAACCTGGATGTCGACAGCGCCACATTCACCGAACAGATTGCCAGGATTAAGGGGCAACTGTCCGGTGTGGCGAATGAGTCGGAAAAAGTGCAGACGCGCATGCGCAGTGCGGCAGAGGCGCAAATCACCGCGCTTAAAACGACCTGCGATGCCGGTGCCGGCGCCGTGTCCGATATGCAGAGGCGGCAGGCGGATGCCGCCGCCGGGCTTCAGAACGAATTGCAGCGGGTCTCCAAATCGGTCGATGAGACTTACCAGCGCGTCACCGGGTTAAACCAGCGTTATCGGGAGAACGACGCTCAGGCAGAGGCGCTGGCGCGGCGGCAGGATGCGCTGGCGGAATCGTTCTTTCGGCAGATAGATGGCGTTCGATCCCTCAGTGGTGAAACACGGTCGCTGGCCAGTGTACAGGAACAATTCCGCAAGGCCCGCGCGCAGGGGAACATCACTCAGGGTGATTATCTCTCCCTGATTTCCCGCACTACGGCACGGCAGAAAGAACTCCAGCAGGTTGAGGAAAAAGCGAACCAGGCGCGCGAAAAATTTCTTCGCCAGCTTAAGGCCCAGGTGGTCGAACAAAAACTATCTGGTACTGAGCTGTTGAGAATGAAAGCCGCGCAGGTAGGCGCCAGCGATGCTGCTGAAGTTTATATCCGCAAACTGGAAGCGGCAAAGGTCGCAACGCACAGCCTTGGTTTCGAGAGCGCCGGTGCACGTCGGGAGCTTGGTGTTCTGGCTGGAGAGTTATTGCGGGGCAACTTCGGCGCTCTGCGTGGCTCCGGGATAACCCTGGCGAATCAGGCCGGGTGGCTCGAAAAAATGATGACGCTACGCGGACTGGGGATCGCTGGCGTGGTCGGTGGCATAGCAGCATCCGTCGTTCTGCTGGGAAAGGCGTGGTACGAGGGCGGGAAGGAAGCCGAGGAGTTTAACAAACAGCTCATTCTCACCGGGAACTATGCCGGTAAAACCTCGGGACAACTGCAGGCGCTGGCACGGAACATCTCAGGAAATGGAGTCACTCAGCACGCCGCGGCAGCCGTATTAGCGCAGGTTGTGGGAAGCGGGGTATTCGGCGGCGCCGACGTCGAACGGATTGCCAATGTGGCTGCGAGGCTTCAACAGGCTACCGGCCAGGCTGTGGATGAAACCATTAACCAGTTTAAGCGGCTAAAAGAAGATCCGGTTAATGCGGTCGCAACGCTGAATGAATCTCTGCATTTTCTGACCGCAAGTCAGTTTGAGCAGATTTCAGCTGCTCAGGCGATGGGCGATTCTCAACGCGCTGCCGAGCTCGCGATGCGCGCATATTCAGATGCTGTTATCCAGCGCGCAAATGCAGTAAAGGACAACCTGGGAACGCTGGAAACGGCGTGGAACTGGGTTAAAAATGCCGCCAGCGGCGCCTGGGATGCCATGATGGGCATTGGTCGTAATCCTGATGCTGCCATGAAGCGGCAGGGGGCTTTTGCAGAATGGCAGGCCGCGGAAAAAGAACGCCGTCAACTGGCCGCCAATCTAAACGTCGATCCCAACTATTCCGGTAATAACCCCCTCATTAAGGCTGATGCAGAACGTTTGCGTATTGCCACTCAACGTGCTGAGTTGCTGAAACAAACTTATGATGAGGCCGATAAAGCATACGCTAAGGAAGGTTTAGCCGCGGCACGTGAGAAGCTGCGTAACGAACAACAACAGCAAGCCATCAGGAACCAGCAGCAGTTTAATCAACTTCTGGAAGCAGGCCTCAAGCCAGCAGAAAGACGGGCTCGCGCCCAGGCCGAATTTAATAAGCTCGTTGAGAAAAACAAGCAAGATGCGATCGATGGGATTGCCACCCGCTGGACAGCCAGCGATATAGAAAAAATCCGCGCAAGTATTGATGCCAGGTACAAAGACCCTAAAACCCCGAAAGGGAGGCAGTACACAACACCCGCCGGGAGTAAAGCAGAGGAAGGGGCCCAGGCCGAATTACTGACCCTGCAGGCTCAGTTGAAAACCCTCCAGCAGCATACAGACGTCAACGACGTGATCAGTAAGCAACGTCGGGATCTCTGGCAGGCAGAAAATCAGTATGCTGTTTTGCAGGAAGCGGCCGGCCGCCGCCAGCTCTCCGCCCAGGAAAAATCACTGCTGGCCCACAAAAACGAAACCCTGGAATACAAACGTCAGCTGGCAGATCTCGGTGATAAGGTCGCCCGGCAGCAGAAGCTGAATAATCTGGCAGATCAGGCCAATAAATTCGCTCAGCAGCAGAGTTCGATCCGGGCGGGGATCAAGGCTCAGGCCGACGGACTTTCCGGCAGGGAAGCGAACAGAAGAAGCACGCTTGAAAAGCTGAGTGAAACGTACGCCTTCAATCCTGATGCGCAGCGCAAGGTGCTGGAGGAACAGCAAGCCACCTATGAAGCCGAGGACGCATTGCGCGGTAACTGGCTGGCCGGCGCCAAACAGGGCTGGGCAGAGTATCAGGATTCCGCCACTAATGTATTTTCCTCTGTTCAACAAATATCCCAGGCTACCTTCGGGGGGCTGGCAAATCAGCTGACATTGCTCAATACCACCGGCAAAGCGAGTTTTAAGGAATTCACCACATCCATTCTGAAGATGATCGCTCAGGTCATCGATCAGCTTATTGTGGCCTACACCTTTCAGGCTGCAATGGGGTGGATCAGCGGCGGGAGCAGTTCTTCAAATTCTGGTCAGTCTTTTGCCGTTCCTTCCTATCGTCCCTCTGGCTTTGATGGTGGCGGTTATACCGGGCATGGTGGTAAGTACGAGCCCGCGGGGGTTGTCCACCGCGGCGAATTCGTTTTCACCAAAGAGGCAACCAGCCGCATCGGCGTGAGCAACCTGTACCGGATGATGCGTGGTTATGCTTCAGGCGGGTATGTTGGTGCTGGTGGTGCGCCTGCAGGTGTATTCGCAGGCGGCGTGAATGTCTATGCGCCTGTCAGCGTGACAACACAGCAGACTGGAAACAATCTGCAGCAGAGTAATTCTGATTCTGTCGGAAAAGCTTATCAGCAGGTTGTAAATCGATCCGTGCAGGATGGGATAGCCAAAGCGCTGCGTCCGGGTGGACTTATCTGGAATGCAACTAACCGGAGGTAATATTATGGCAATTGAAACATTCGCCTGGCGTATTCAGGCAGCCAGTCAACCTACGTTAAAAAGCAAAGATAATATCCGGAGGGTTCAATTTGGTGATGGCTATGCACAGGTATCCGGGAACGGCATAAATAATGAAACACTGAGTTATGAGTTCTCTTTTTCTGGCGACCCGGATACTGCTCTGGAAATTTATAAATTTTTGCGTCGTCACAAAACCAAGGCGTTTTCTTTTAAACCGCCAAGTGGTGAATTAGCGTTGTGGCGGGTTCAGGCCGACAGCCTGCAAAAAGTTATTCAGGGAAAGAAAGTCATCACCATTACTGCAACGTTTGAACAGGCATTCGTACCATGAGTCTTCACGCTGATTATCAGAAACTGGAGCCGGGAGATGAAATCCGGCTATTCGAAATTGACGGAAGTGCTTTTAATATGGGTGATATTTTATATTTTCACGGATATAACATACCCCATACCGAAGCGGAAATTGTGGCTGCTGGTGGCGATGAATCGAAGCTACCGGCCAAAAGCATCTGGTGGCAGGGCATCGAATATAAAGCATGGCCTTGTGAATTAGAGGGGATCGAATCCTCGACTTCAGGAAGCGACGCGCAGCCGACACTGAGGGTAGGCAACATTGATGGTTCGATTTCCGCGCTCTGTCTTCATTACGACGATCTGGCTCTGGCGCGGGTTGTCATCCACGATACGCAAAAACAGTATCTCGATGCGAAGAACTTTCCGGACGGGAATGCTTCAGCTGATCCGACACAGGAGAAACGGCACCTTTTCTTCATCGACGTAAAGCATTATGAAGACGATGAGAAGGTGGAATTTACTCTCTCCAGCCCGTTTGCCCTGCAGGGGATGATGATCCCCACTCGCCAGCTGCATGCGATTTGCTGCTGGTGTATTCGCAATCAGTACCGCAGTGGTAACGGGTGCGATTATGCTGGCACCCGGTATTTTGACAGGAACAATCAGCCAGTTGATGACCCGTCGCAGGATGTCTGCCCCGGCACGCTCACGGCCTGCAAATTACGTCATGGTGAGAATAGTGAACTGCCGTTTGGCGGGTTCCCTGGCACCTCATTAATCAGGAGCTGATATGCGTCAGAAAACGATTAAGGCCATCCAGGAACACGCCGCCGCAGAATATCCGCGCGAGGCCTGCGGCCTTGTCGCCCAGAGGGGCCGGGCGGAGCGTTATTTCCCCTGCCGGAACCTGGCCACAGAGTCGAAAGATAATTTTGTGCTGGCGCCGGAGGATTATGCGGAGGTTGAGGAATGGGGAGCGATCACCGGTATTGTTCACAGCCATCCTGATGCCACCACCCAGCCGAGCGAACTGGATAAAGCGCAATGCGACACGACCCTTCTCCCCTGGCATATTATCAGCTGGCCAGAAGGCGATCTCCGTACCATTCACCCGCGTGGTGAGTTGCCGCTCCTCGAGCGACCATTCGTGCTGGGCCACTACGATTGCTGGGGCCTGGTGATGAGCTATTTTCGGCAAACCCACGGCATCGAGCTGCACGATTACCGCGTCGACTATCCGTGGTGGGAAAAGGAGTATCCCGATAATTTTTATCAGGACTGCTGGTATGAATGCGGTTTCCGTGAGTTTGATGGTCCACCGCAACCGGGTGATATGGTTATCATGCAGGTGCAGGCGGATAAGTGGAACCACGCCGGGATTTTGCTGGAAGGGAACATGCTACTTCACCATTTGTATGGTCACCTGAGTCAGCGCGTGCCCTATGGCGGGTACTGGCAGGAAAGAACAATGAAAATCGTCAGGTATTTTTCACTATGTTAATGAACCTCACGGTAAGTTTGGGAGCGGGATAATGCATGAAGTTATGATGCGAATTGAACTGAACGGGCCGTTGGGGAAACGGTTTGGGAAAATTCATCACCGACTTATTTCCACCACTAAAGAGGCGGTGGTGGCGCTGGCAAAAACAATTCCTGGATTTGAAAAGTTCATGATCACCAGCGAAGACCGTGGATTAACCTATGCGATATTTCAGGATGAAAAAAATATAGGGCTGGATGATCTTGGTTTTCCTGTGAAGGGTGACGTGATACGAATAACGCCGGTTGTTATCGGGAGTAAAAAGGCGGGGCTTTTACAAACTATTCTCGGTGCAGTCCTTGTTGTTGTGGGGGTCATTTCCACATTCACTCCGGCTAATGCGGCCGCACCATATCTTTATAGTACAGGAGCATCAATGATGCTCGGCGGCGTCGTTCAGATGCTTTCCCCACAGCCAGCAGGCCTGGCACGAAAAGAATCCGCTGACAATAAAGCATCCTACGCCTTTGGGGGCGTGACGAATACTGCCTCTCAGGGATATCCGGTCCCTTTGCTTTATGGCAAACGCCGAATTGGCGGCGCCATTATATCTGCCGGTATTTACACAGAAGATCAGCAATAAATTTTATTCAGTAAACCATCCAGTTCAGGCCACCTTGCGGTGGCTTTTTTTATGGGCGTAATATGGCAAATAACATCATTAAAGGGCGCAAGGGTGGCGGCTCAAAGCAGCGTACACCGACGGAACAGCCGGATGATTTACAGTCCGTTGCGAAAGCCAAAATTCTGCTCGCATTAGGTGAGGGTGAATTTGCAGGTGGTTTAACCGGTAAAGATATTTATCTTGATGGCACCCCGCTTGAAAATGCTGATGGTTCGCAAAACTTCAGTGGCGTGTCCTGGGAATTTCGCCCCGGCACGCAGGCTCAGACTTATATTCAGGGTATTCCCGGTACTGAAAATGAAATCAGTGTGGGATTGGAAGTTTCCAGCAAGACAGCCTGGACCCATACCTTTACTAATACCCAGCTTTCTGCCGTTCGTTTTCGTCTGAAATGGCCGTCCCTGATGAAACAGGAAGATGACGGCGACGTGGTGGGCAATACCGTCAGGTATGCGATTGACCTGCAGACCGACGGCGGCGCCTGGCAGACGGTGCTGGAAACCGCTGTCTCGGGTAAAACCACCACCGGTTATGAGCGGAGCCATCGTATTGATCTGCCCCAGGCCGGCAGTACTTGGACGCTACGTCTGCGTAAAATCTCTCCGGATGCAAACAGTGTCAAAACTGGCGACGTGATGACGCTGCAGAGCTATACCGAAGTGATTGACGCGAAGCTGCGTTATCCCAACACCGCACTGCTTTATATCGAGTTCGACTCCAGCCAGTTTAATGGCTCCATTCCGCAAATTTCCTGTGAGCCGCGTGGGCGCGTGATCCGGGTGCCGGATAACTACAATCCGGAAACCCGCGAATATACCGGCGTCTGGACCGGCGGGTTTAAATGGGCCTGGACGGATAACCCGGCCTGGATCTATTACGACATTGTTATCGCTGACCGTTTTGGTCTCGGTAATCGTCTGAGCAGCGCCAATATTTCGAAATGGACGTTGTACCAGATTGCACAGTACTGCGATCAGCTGGTTCCTGACGGGCGCGGTGGTGACGGCATGGAGCCGCGCTATACCTGTAACGTCTATGTCCAGGAACGCAACGATGCTTACACCGTGCTGCGAGATTTTGCCGCCATCTTCCGGGGCATGACCTGCTGGAACGGTGAGCAGATTGTTGTGCTGGCTGATATGCCGCGTGATGTCGATTTTACTTATACGCGCGCCAATATTGTCGGCAAACCCCGTTATTCGAGCAGCAGCAGCCAGGTTCGGTACACCAACGCCCTGGTTTCCTGGTCTGATCCGGATAATGCTTATGCTGATGCGATGGAGCCTGCGTTTATCCCTGAACTGGTTTCCCGCTACAGTTTTAACCAGCTCGAAATGACCGCGATTGGCTGTACGCGCCAGAGCGAAGCCCACCGTAAGGGACTGTGGGGCATACTGACCAACAATAAGGACCGCATGGTCGAAATTGATGTGGGGCTGGACGGTCGCATTCCTCAACCCGGTTATATCATTGCCCTGGCGGATGAGTTGCTGGCCGGACGGGTCAACGGCGGGCGAATCAGCGCGGTGAATGGCCGGGTGATTACGCTGGATCGTGATGTGGATGCCAAACCTGGCGACCGCCTCCAGCTAAACCTGCCATCAGGGATCTCACAGAGCCGGACCATTCAGGCTGTTAATGGACGCCGGCAGATTACGGTCACAACGGCGTACAGTGAGACGCCGGAACGGGAATGCGTCTGGGCCATTGAATCCGATGACCTCTTCCTGCAGCAGTACCGGGTTACAGGGGTAAAAGAGAACAACGATGCCACCCTCACGATCACCGGCGTGGCACATGACCCGGATAAATTCGCCCGCATCGATACCGGCGCTATTATCGACCAACGCCCGGTTAGCGTATTGCCGGCGGGCAACCAGTCACCTCCTGACGATATTGTCATCACATCCCGCTCGGTCGTGAATCAGGGGATCAGCGTCGAAACGATGCAGGTTAACTGGTCAGCGGTCAGCGGTGCTATTGCCTACGAGGCGCAGTGGCGCCGTAACGACGGGAACTGGATTAATGTGCCGCGCAGCTCGACCACCTCGTTTGAGGTCAGCGGCATTTATGCCGGTCGTTACCTGGTTCGCGTCCGTGCGATCAATGCGGCGGAGATCTCGAGCGGCTGGGCGTATTCCGAAGAGAAAACCCTGACCGGCAAGGTCGGCGAGCCGCGGGCACCGCTGGCGCTGGCAACCCGTTCGCTGGTTCATGGGGTCCAGGTTAGCTGGGAGTTCCCGACCGGCTCCGGGGATACGCTGCGCACGGAACTGCAGTACAGCAAAAACCAGGACGGCAGTGCGCCAATGCCGTTATCAGACGTGGCCTATCCGGGGAAAAGCTATCAGCAGATGGGCCTCAGTATGGGCGCCGAATTCTGGTACCGGGCGCGCCTTGTGGATCGTCTTGGCAATGAAAGCCCGTGGACCGGCTGGGTCCAGGGGATGGCCAGCGATAACTTTGATGACTACTACGAAAACCTGACCGACGCGATCAAGGATACGGCTGCCTGGGAGGAAACGCAGCGCACCATTAGCGAAACGCAGGAAGGTATCCGCAATACGCAGCAGGAACTGGAGCAGACCGCTGAAGCTCTGCGTCAGGAAGCCGCAGATCAGGCGAAGCAGGTCAGCCAGAATATTGATGCATCGGCGAAAAGCATCACTGCTGATGTGAATCAGCAGATAGCAGTTTTGAGCAAGTCGCTTGCCGACGGCGATGCCGCATTGAATGCGCAGATTAAAACTGCCGAGAATGGCCTGAAGCAGTCGTTGTCTCAGGTCAACACCACGTTAACCAATGCGGTTAAGCAGGAAACTGCGGATCGTATCGCAGATATTAACGCGAAGGCGGCACAGGCTGCTGATGAACTGCTGGCGGCAACGCAGGGGATTGAGGCGAGTATCGAGAGCCTGACTCAGGTAATGAAGAGTGCCGATGAAAATCTGGCGCGGGAAATGTCCAGCCTCGCTGCCGGCGCCAATATCCAGTTCGATTCGCAGGTTATCTGGCATTTCAACAGTCAGACGACCGAGGGCTGGACCGGCAGCGCCGGCGTACCGGGTGTGTCCCGGGATGGCTGGTTACGCCCTGCGGACAGCGCCACCGATCCGTACATTACCTCTCCCGGCGGTCTGGCTGTCGATGGTGCAGCGTACCGCTTCATCATGCTGCGCTTTCGTAAAACCGGCAAACCAGTCTGGGCGGGTGAGATCCGTTGGGTGTCTGCCGGCGAAAACTTTAATAACACGAAGCGATACATTGTTGCTGAGCCGGAATATGCCGATGGGGTGGCAACCCTGACGGTGCGTGATATTCCGTGGACAGGGAACATTGATCGTATTCGCCTGGACCTGACGAACCAGCAGGATGCCAGCAACTTTATCGAATTCGACTGGATCGCCGTTGGCCGGCCAGCACCCGGCGCCAGTACGGCGGCTCTGCAGGATGTGCGCAGTACGCTGAGTAACGCGCTGACCTCCGAAGCACAGGCACGCAGCACGCTGGCGGCGCAGATGCGTGGCTCCTATGATGGCAGCGATCTGGAGAAAGTCACCTCCGGGCTGCTATACCAGGAAAAAACGGCGCGCGTTACCGCCATCCAGGCGGAAGTTAAGGCCAGAGAGTCCCTTCAGACGCAGTTTAACGACAACAAAGCTGCTGTTTCTGGTGAACTGAGTTCTCTGACGACAGAGCAGCGCGCGCAGGCGAGCCGTATCGGTGGTCTGGAAACCAGCCTCGGGAAAAAAGCCGATGCGACCGCGCTGACGTCCCTGACGCAGAAAGTTGAGCAACAGGGCGCCACGCTGACATCGCAGGGCGCCGCGTTAACATCACTCACTAACCGGGTGGGCCAGACGGAAACGGGCCTGGCTGGTACGAATGAGGCGCTGAGCGGGCTGCAGTCTGTTGTTACCCGTCAGGGCGACAGGATAACCAGCCAGGGTCAGTCCATCACAAAACTGACGAGCGATTTGGGCACGACAAATTCCGCGCTGGTGAAGAAAGCCGAAGCGGCTGCGGTCACTGCCTTAACGCAGCAGGTGGAGCAAAACGGGCGGGATATTCGCAGCAATACTGACAGTATCACCCGCCTGTCGAATCAGCTGGTCAATGGCCAGCCGAATAGCTGGTCCCGTCGGATCTATCCTGTGCAGCTGGCTAACGCCGTGACAGTCCCGTCATTCAGCGATATTCGCGCCGTGGCGCCAGTGGTCGTGGATGAGGTGGCCGACGCGACCAGACTGGACTTTACGTCCGCCGGGAGCTATCTGATCGCGCTGTATTCCTGCCAGGTGAAAGTGGCGGCCGATACCACCATCACAATGACGCCCGGTAACAGGGTTTTTGATGATACCGGTGCTGTATTTGTAAATGGCGTTCAGGTTGCCTGGGGAAACGCCAGCTGGACTACCGTCAGTTTTGATCTGAAAGCCGGCTGGAACACAGTTGAGTTTCTGGTGAATCAGTGGGCTGGCCAGGCGTATATCAACCTGGGACTGAAGCTGTCAGACAAGGTTGCTGAGATGTACTCCGGTCTCGGTGTTTCCGCGCTGGCAAACGCAGCCGGCGTACTCAGCTCGAATGTCAGCCAGATTGGCAACGATGTGGTCAGCAATTCGCAGAGCATCACCCAGCTCCGGAATGCGCTGACGCAGACAGACGCGAATGTGGCCAGCAAAGCGGATCAGACGGCGATGAACTCCCTAACCGGACGAGTGGAGAAGACGGAGTCCGGTCTGACGGCAGCGAACAGCAACATTACGTCGCTCAGCAGCTCTCTGAGCCAGCAATCCAAACGCGGCGCTAATCTGCTTCCTGATGGCACTTTTGAAAGTTACGCGGTTGGTCACAATCTGGCGAATAACCGTGCCATCGTGACCACTGACGACTCGCATGGCGGCAATAAATGCATTCGTGTGACGCGTCCGAATGACTACAATGCCAATGCAACTGACAACACTGACACCCACATTTTCAGCGGATTCCAGGTTCGCGATAACGCAGTCTTCTATATGGAATGCTGGGTTAAGCTGGATTCCAGGAGTACCGCTATGGCCGGGAACGTGCAGATTTCCGTCGGCTTATCGCTCCAGTATCAGGACAACTCCTGGCAGTGGCCGGCAGTTACCAAAGCGGCAAAGGATCTCTCTTCAACTCAATGGACGAAGGTTTCTGGTTACCTGAAATCAACGAAGAGCGGTATTAAGCAGGCAATGGTCAGGATTTCTATTCCTAACGTTAGCAGCGTTAAGGCGGGTAACTCATTCCTCATTGATGACCTGGTCATTACCGAAGTGACTGATGCCTACAATGCGCAAAGTACAGCAGATGCTAACGCTAATGCGATTTCGACACTGAACTCGACCGTATCCCAACAGGGCGGCCAGATCAACAGTCAGGGTAACAGCATCACTAAACTGATAAATGACCTGGCGACGACTAATAATAACGTCAGCAATAAAGCAGACGCTAATGCTCTGACGGCACTGACCAACCGTGTTACCCAGACCGAAAAAGACATTAACTCAACGAGTTCTTCTGTCACGAATCTGAACAACAAGGTTGATGCAATTTCTGTCGGGGGTACAAACCTGATCAAGAACTCCGGCGATATGACCGGCTGGTCGAACGTTGTCAGCGATACGTATCGTGGTAACGCGGTAATTAGCGCAACTGTAAAAGCCGGCGCCGGTTACAGGGATTTGCGGGAAATCACGCTTGAGTCGCCGGTCGATGCAGGGGAGTACGTTTACAGCTTCTATGCGAAAGGCGGCGTTGCTGGCCAGACGATGACGGCGTTCTTCTACAATCCGAACACCACAACGTCTATCGAGACCAGCCAGGGTGCGAAAGGTAACAACACTGATGGTCGTGCGCAGTTCACGCTGACCACTTCATGGGCCCGTTATTGGGTTAAGTGGAAACAGACACCTACCACGGGCACGAAGCGCCTGATTCTGTGCCGTATCGAGAGCAATACCTCCAAAGACCAGACGGTGTACATCAACAGTCCGAAGTTTGAGGTAGGTAACGTTGTTTCCGACTGGAACGAGTCTCCGTCTGATAGCGCCAGTGCGTCGGCTGTGGATTCGCTGACAACGAAAGTGAATCAGCAAGGCACTTCCATTAGCTCTATCGGAAATCGCACTACATCGTTGGAAAACAGGTTATCGACAGCTCAGAACAACATTGCCAAGAAGGCTGATGCTTCTGCATTGCAGGATCTCCGGAACACGGTGACATCTCAGGGGGGCGATTTAACCGCGGCGAACAGTAGCATTACCAGCCTGCAGGCCTCGATGAACCGTCGCACTGTGTTTACTGTCACTGCACGGGGGAATGGCAACAGCGTAACTCCTGGGGTTTTTGATGAAAGCGGCAAAAACCTGTTTACCCCTGGTCGCAGCTGGGCACTGGTCACTTTTGCAAAACACAGCAACGGATCAACGGTGATTGCGACATCCAAAACATACGATGTCTTTGGCCGCGCGAATAATGGTGCCACGATGTCGGCTGATATCGAGGCGTTGGCCAGTGGCACTTACGTTTGCGTCCTGACATTCGATGAGCCATCTGGCAACCGAGGTAAGATATTGTCTGCTCTGGAATCTCTTGGTGGTACATCCGAAGTCGTCAACTCCCTGCCGTATCGTGGTGCCTATATTCTCCTTGGCCGCAAAGGCATGAGGCCGGGCGATGGTCTGGAACTGCGTGCGCCAACCGGTGGTGACGCCACTGCCCACATTTCGACCTCAGTCGAGTTTGTTAACGGGGTAATGATGGGACTGGGCGCCGCCGGCGGTGTGATGATGAAGGCTGATGCGAACGCGTCGGCAATTACCACGCTCCAGAACACAGTGAAGGCCCAGGGGGGTAATATTGACTCCCTGAGTTCCTCGGTAACGGCGCTGGAGAACAGCCTCAGGTCGACAAACGATACGGTGAGTAAAAAGGCCGACACGTCCGCGGTGAGTTCACTGACCGGTCGCGTAAGCCAGGTGGAAAACACCATCACCAGCCAGTCGCAGAGCATCACGTCGCTGACCAGCACCATCAATACCATCCGCACTCAGGGAGCTAATCCGTGGGTTGACGGTACGTTCGAAAGCTACGGAGATGGTCATGTGCTGGGCGGGAGAGGCACCGCCGTTGTGGTGGAGTCGCAGAAATTCACCGGCAATAAGAGCCTGCAGGTGAGCCGGGGGGCGAACAATAACGGCAACAGCGATAAACAGCTTGGGAGCTGGCAGTCAGTCCGTGAGGATGCGAAGTTCCGGTTTGAGTTCTGGGCCATGATGCCGTCGGATCAGAAACCCTCCTCCGGGTGGACAACGCTGGTCGGTATCAACTCACTGAATGCTGCTGGTCAAAAATCCTGGCAGTCGGCGGTCACTGTCAGCGAAGCCGCTCTTGGTGCGCGTGATAAGTGGGTGAAATTTACGGGTATTGCCAGTAACAACGGGGGTGGGAGAACACGCGCAGTGGTCTGGATCTCTACCCGTGGCGCCTCCGGCAGCGGCACCCCCGGTTATTCGCTGTATATCGACGATCTGGTTATCACGGATGTTACCGATGCGAAAGCTGCACAGGATGCCTCTGACGCGACGGCGAGTGCCGTGAGCGGTCTGACGGCTCGCGTAACGGATGCCGAAGGGAAAATCACCGCCCAGGCGCAGCAGCAGACGGCACTGGCCACGAAAGTGGATAATGCCAACTCCCGCGTCGATAACATGGCGAAGACGCTAAGCGACAGCCAGAGCACACAGGCCAGCCTGAATACCTCGCTTCAATCGCAGATTGACGCGCAGGCGGCCGCCAACATCAAAAACCAGACGACGCTGGACAACACGATTAAATCGGTGGCCAGTATCACCAGTACCCAGCAGACGCATGCAACGGCACTGGCGGCGCTGGCAACGCAGCAGACGACCCTGACATCTAGTGTCGGGGATCTCAGCGCTTCCGTTCAGAACACCGCCAAAACCGTGGCGGATGTGAATGGTACGGTGAGTTCGCTGTGGTCGATGAAGGTTGAGACGGTTAACGGGAAGAATGTTGGCGCGGGGATTACGCTGGGCAGCAATGGTGAAACGAGCGACATGATCCTCTACGCTGACCGCTTCTCGCTGTTTAACCGTAATAATGCGACGGCTGTTCCGGTGATGGTTGCCGAAGGCAATGAGCTGTATATCGATACGGCACGTATCAAAAACAGTTCCCTGACCTCTGCCAAAATCGCGGACGGTTCCATTACGAACGCGAAGATCGGTAACGAGATCCGCTCGAATAACTTTGTTGATGGCTCGCAAGGCTGGCGTATCGCCAAGGATGGCTCTTCGCAGTTCAATAACGTGATCGTCCGTGGCAGGGTTGAAGCGAATAGCGGCGTGTTCCGTGGCACTGTCCAGGCGGATTCGTTCATTGGTGACATTGCGGTGGCCAAAAGTTACGACAGCCTGACTTTCCGCCGCAACCAGACGGTACAGCGGAACGGTGCGTATCAGAACAGGGGGTATAGCATGACAGTGGTTCTGGCCTGCACCCTGGTGTGCCAGACCTATGGGACGGGCAGTGGCCTGGGGTATACCTCTGATATTACGTTCAACATTGGTGGGCAGGAGGTAACCCGCCGTATCTTCGTCGATGCCGGTAATATCACAGGCGGCACCACGGCCTTTGAATTGCGGTTTGCCGCGCGCCTGGATGCTGACTACAACAATGTCGGCTTCTTTATCAGAGCGTCAGGTCGTACTGCCGCGATTGATTACACCTGCACAGTCGAGAACATCACCGCAACCGCATTTCGGACGGACAGCAGTTCATTTAGCTAACAGAGGCCCCGCAAGGGGCCTTTTCTTTTTCCAGGGAAAACCATCCAGGAGGAACTTTATTATGGCGATGTATGAAGTCGGTACCGTCACGGGTGCCGCGTCGCAGGCACGGGTGACAGGTGCGACAACAAAATGGTCACAGGAGGCGCTGGGGATACTGCCCGGGTCGATTCTAGTGGTCTACCGCAGCGGTAGTGCTGACCTGTATGCGATCAAATCCGTGGACAGCGACACGCAACTGACGCTGACCCGGAACATCACCACCGCATTTTCCGGTGCCAGTTACGGTATTATTACCGCTGAAACCGCCAGCACCTCGTCGTTTGCTAACCAGCTGGCCAGCGCGTTTGCATTCTGGCGTAGTGTAGTGGAGGGCTGGTCGATGGCCCTGACCGGCAGCGGCAATATCACCCTGACTGACCCGATCACAGGAAAGCAGGTGACCGTGCCGGCGATAGCCGGGATGGCGAAGGCCTCGGATCTTAACGCGCTGGCAAAACTCACCGGAGGAAACAAACTCGACGGCTCGCAGGTTATAACCAGCGATAATGCCGGTTTTATACTCGGTAAGAACTCAGATCTGGCTCTGCTCAAAAAACAGGGGCAAGGCGGGACAATTGCCGTTGGCTCGGGAACACCGTTTAGGGTTCAGCGTTCAAGAGCGACCACTGTATCACCGGCAGACACCTTTGATGACATCCTCGTTATTGATGCCAACAACCGAACGACACTACCTGGCGCGCTGACTGCCGGCGGCGACATCGACAACACGACGAAGGGGTTGCTGTATACCCAGGCAATTGAGCTGTCATTTAGCACGCCATACATCGACTTTCATTTTAACTACAGCACCGACGACTTCACCGGGCGGATTATGGCCACTGCCGCCGATCAAATTAGTGTACAAGGTAGTCATTGGCGAGTTGACAGGGATCTTCGTGTTGGTGGTATGGCAGATATTGGAGGGTGGGCGCAATGCGGAGTCGACCTTTCGGCCAACAGAACAGACTTTGGTTCCCCTGCTGATGGTTCGTTGGTTTCAGGCGGACGTATTCGATCCAGAATGCTGGGACGCGGCGGTAACGGTGACACCTCCGGAGCGTGGGGTGGTTTCTACCTTGAAGAATACGTTGGGTACAACCACCGGGTGGTACTGTATATGGACGGTTTTGACAGAAAAGATGCCTGGCTCTTTTACACCGGTGGGACAATCTCCACCCCTAAAGGCGATGTTATGACCACTGGCTCAGACGTGCGGCTGAAAAAGGATTTTACGGAATCCCAGGAAGGGGCCTCCAGGCGTATTAACGCGCTGGGGGTATGTGAGTTCAACATGAAAGGCGAAACACGCCGTAGGCGTGGATTTATTGCTCAACAAGCTGAAAAAGTTGACCCGATTTACACCTTTCAAAGCGGCGATGTAGAAATTGATGGCGAGAAGATCAATATCCTCAACGTAGACCATACGGCCATCATCGCGGATCTTGTTCTTACGGTGCAGGAGTTAACAAAACAAGTGCGTGATTTGAACAAGCAGGTTCAAACAAAAGAGTACTGA